AGCTTCCAGGGCGCTCGGCGTCCACCCCGCAGCTTCCAGGGCGCTCGGCGTCCACCCCGCAGCTATCAGGTCGCTCAGCGTCCAGCCCGCAGCTTCCAGGGCGCTCGGCGTCCACCCCGCCAATCTGAGCTGCGAAACCAATTCGCGCCTCCTGTACAGGGGCATCGAAACCAGCGCGGCTCGTCGTTGCTCGTCGGACCATTGCGTGTACAGATCCAGTATATTCGTCTGGGTTTTATTTGATATATTCGTCATAAAAATGTCCTCCTGTGATTGCGTAGACGCTCTCTGCCCGTCGCCCAAGGGCGACGGCGCGGCAAAGAATCATTTGGCAAAATAAACGCGGCAAACAAAGATCGTGGTCATACCTATAGTGTGCTGTCCATCGTAGGAGTGACTTTCGTCGGCGATCACGGACTCACTGAGCATTCTGTATGGACGCCCGATCTTTGTGACCGCGCAAAATGTGGAACTTACCAGCTTGAGGCCCTCGCCGTAATTCGCGGAGGATATCGCTGGTCGCGGATCGGCGACAGGAGCCGTCAGGTGTCCCGTCCCGACACTGATGAGATCACCGATAGCTATATTAGAGGCGCAATCGGCGGTAACGATCTGATATCCCTGATCCGCAACAGCATCGGCGTAATCTAGGCCATTGACGCCTCTGGCTGGCTCGCCAGAGTCAATTCTTCGATACGGAGTGTGGTCGATCTGGATGTATCGCATTGCTTTTCCTTCCGGCTTTCGCCGGTCCTGTCGGCTGGCCAATTCCACCCGACGCCTGTATCCTATCGAGTATCGACTACTGAGTCAAGTGCCTATTTGTTATTTTTGCAATTTTTCTCATTTTTCTTTTTGCTGCCATTTTGGCCTATGAGCCAAGTATATCGATCCCAAAATAAGGGCTGCGGCTCCCGATCCGGTGGTGGGCATGGCAGTAACGTGTCGATCTTGTAGGAACATATAATGGCTTGCATGTGTTTTTCGGCGAGGCCTGCTCGGCTTCATTGCGTGCCAAAAAGCAACTGCCAAACAAATCAGTGATGCGACCAGAAGAATTCTAATAGTGAAAAGTACCCAGCCGGTACCGATCCGCGAGATGTCGGTCGGAGTGTAAAGCCAATCAAATTTGAAAAGGCCAACGCCCAAAACCACGGCGGCTATTGCTGACATCATTCGCATTCGGTTTACCAATCGCTCTGCGTTTTCACACTCCGACTCCCAGCACAGCCTTTCATGTTCCAGAATGGTTTTCCAGGCTTCTTTGTTCGGCATATGTAACCGTCCCCTGATACCGGATGCGATTAACGATACTCTTCGGATCGTTCCGTTCAAATTTCCTGCGGTTGCCCGGATTTGAACCGGGACGGGCATGGCCCGGCGCGCTCCAAGCGCACGGCGTCTACCAGTTCCGCCACAACCGCCAAAAGGACCGGAGACGACTTTCTCGCCTCCAGTCCAGAAGAATTAGTTGTTCATCGCGAACAACATTGGCGTGGGATCTGACGGCCGCACGCGCCTAAACTGTCCGCTACGCCGACAGCGCCGATGCTTTATGGCAACCGGCTCGCTCTCGTCGTTGTCAAAGACAACATGTTTTCCGCTTGATGGTGGCGGAATACCTTGCGCCGGATGTTGCTCCGCCGGCGCGAACGGAGATTGTTTGGCTACCATCGCTGGAAGCCTCCACTCCGGACTTTTCACTTGATGCCGTAGGGGATTTCGCCGATACTGACGTGGCCTGATGTATCGGGTTCACCCCGGCCCCTGGCCGTCCGGTAGCCCAAGATTTTCCGAGACCTCCAGTTGGCCCTGGAGGTCTCGGTATTCCTCTACCTCTCTTTCTCTGTTTTTACGGGTGGTCCCTTCTTCCGAAACCTATGCGGTTCTGATCCTGTCGGAGAACCCACCGTTTCGAGATTCAGTTTCGTTCGCAGTTTTGCAATCAGCGTTGAGATGGTGGGCTTTCTCCCCGTGGCGCCCATCTCTGGGTATTTCTCGTCGATCCAATCAATTACGTTCTGTTTTGTGAATTCACCTTCAAGGCTCTCAATAGCCTGTACTATGGTCAAGTGAATAATACCGTCATTCTCAAAACCTGGTGTGGGTGACGGTGACTGCGGAATCGTCCACAAATATTCCGCTCCAATAGTCGCCGTCAGTTCTTGCCCAGTCGAGAACCGTGGTATTTCCGGATTTCGATATTGAGTACGGATTCCCTAAAGACTCCACGGCCTGCGCAATCGTCATTCCCTCTATCAATTGATGCTTTCTTATGACGATGTTCATCGGGCCATTGTCGATTTTGGCCTGTTCGTCTGCAAGCTCGCGCCTGAAATCGGCATGCGTCTTTTCGTCTGCGATGCGTTTCGCGGCGGCCGCAAAATCGTATCTTGATTTGCAGCCGGCGACTTCGGCGACCGCGGCCTGCTCTTCGGCATTCTCAGCCAGCGCCGCTGTTTCCAGTTTTCCCATTACCGGCCTTGCATCGAGCAGCTGCTTGGCGAGATCCTGAATATCTCCGTCGCCGCCGTTGCGGGTGGCCTCTACCTGATGCGAGAGAGATTTCACCGTTTGCTGTGCAGAAATATATTTGGGGTCATTGCCCAGGGCGGTAATCACGGCAAATCGGGCGTTGAGTTCGCGTTGTTTGGCGGTTTTCAATGCCGTCTCAAGGTCAAAAATCGAGGGCTCGGGTGTGGCTGTTTGCGTGGTGCTCCTTGGCGGAACGCTCGAGTGCTCTGGGCTGGAGATTTGCGGCGCCGGTGGCGGCGCGGTGTTATTGGAGATTTGGGGAATCTCGGAGTGTATCCAAACCCCGACGATAGTTCCGACAACGATCATTATTAGGCAGCCCGCAGCGCTACGACCGCCTCGTTTCCGCAAAGCCACCATGTTGCCTCCCGCGGGACCCCCAATCCTACCCCGCCTCAATCCCGCCGCAAACAAAATCCCGGCGTCACACGCGAGTCAAAGCATCAACCCCGGCCGTCGACAGTTCATCCGCCCGCGCGTTTTCTTCGCGTGGCACCCAATTCAGATCAACAACCGAGAATCGCGCCATTAATTCCAGCGATTCCTTTTTCAGCACTTCCAAATGCGGCTTGCCCTTGGCCCACGGTCCCTTTTGCAGCCCGCGAATCACAAGTTGGCTGTCACCGTAAATCTCAAGATGCGTAACGCCAAGTTCCAGAGCTGCGCGTAGGCCATGAATCGCGCCGTTATATTCGGCGGTGTTGTTCGTCCCATGCCCGAGCCGGATTGATCGTTCGACGATTTTCATGCCGACGTGCAGCGCGAATCCGCATTGGCTCTCGCCTGGGTTTGGAAAACATGAGCCATCGAAGTGCAACACACCGTCGATGCGGATGCCGGTGAATGGTTTGGGTTGTGGTTGCGGTGGCGGTGCGGCGAACAACTGCGGCCGTGATGCGTCGGGCCGTTCGCGCCGCGCCGATTTCTTTGCGAAGATTCCGCAGTGAGCGGCGTTCAGTTGGTCTTCGGAGACATCGCGATGGTTTTCCCAAGTTCTCATTTTCGCTTTTTCCGTTTAGGCTTGATCCACCCTTCGTCATTGCACATGGGGCATGGCGTTCCCATGTACACATGCGGCGACTTGCCTTGCGGATTACACATTGGGCAACCAATCCACGTCACCAATTCGGTCGGCGGAACCTTAACCAGCTTGCGAGCCAGAATCGGATGCGATGCCGCCGGCGATACAGGAAACTCTTGGACCCGCAAATGTTCTGGCCATTCGGATGGATCGGCGCCCTTCCGGTCGCGCAACCGAATCTTGCCGGTTTCCCAGTCCACTACACCGCGGCGCTGAGGCCAGCCGTGCGGTTCGGATGAGTCACCGATCATCGGATTCTCGCCAAGCTGTTTCACGAACACGGGAACGCCGGCGGCGCGGCATTGTCCGATAGTCTTTTCCGCCCACAGCACATCGAACTCGCGGGCTTTCGGTCCGGATTCACCGCCGATAATCACCCAGCCAATCCCATCAAGGCATCCGGTTAAATCCACCTCATCAATCGCCGGCTCGTAGGAAATAAAGCGGAGTGCCGCCGGAACTTTACGCAGCAATGGATATTCACGTTCGAGTGTCGCTTGATTACATGGGCTTGTGCCGATCCACAGATTTGGTTGCGGACAAGGCAGATCGGGATTCTCGCAAGCATATAGTCCAGCCTCAACCATCATCCGCAGCGCGTTCTCTGGGCGCTTGGTCAACACCTGCCAGTCGAGATAAGGCGTTCGACAGATCAAATCGAAAAGACGCCCGCGCGGCCTTGGCAGAGCGGGATGATCCTCAAACACGTCGGCCATCGAGGCGCAGAACACGCGATGGCGCTGGCCTTCGCGCTCGGCCACCTTGTTCCATTTCATCGGTTCGTTCCAGTGTTTATCGCCGAACATGCGGCGCTCGGAGTGCGGCCCCCAAACATCATAGCCGTATCGGTTGCTCTCGCGCTCCGCATAACAGTTTTTGCAGCCGTCGTGGACCTTCACGCAGCCCCACCACGGATTGTAGGAGTGTGTCGTCCAGGAAATATTCGTCTTTGTGCCCATGATTATCTCCCTTCCCCCACTCTCGTCCTGCACCACCGCCCTTGCAGCACCCTCACCAGAAAGAAGGGGATGGGCGCGTAACGCTCCGCAGCGGCCTTGATCCGCACCATCGCAGCTTCACGACGGAACCCCTTGGTTTCGTGCACTTCAATCTTCCCGTCCGGCAATAGCACGATGAAGTCTGGTTTGTACTGAGCCCCCGCTCCGATTCTGAACCGCACGCACTCGTACCACCATGCGGTGATCTCCCCACCGCGCTTCAGAAAGTCCAGGTGATCGGCGTAGCGCTTCTCCAGCTTGTTCATCCCACGGGGAAGGGATGCGCGGATAGGCGCCGCTTGGGATGATGCGCTCTTGCCAAGCTGGCGCAGCATGTCCCGCTTCGCGGGGCCGTCGGGAAGGGAGTGGATGTCGGATGAGGTAAGGTTCACTTTTTCGGCTTCTTTTTAAAAGGTGCCTTTTCTTCGGTAATGACTTAGTTGACTCACCTTGATCCCGTTCGAGTTTTGCATCGTGATTTCTCATTTCGTTTTTCGCGGCGTCGGTTTACGCGCCTTCGGTCGCACCTTGACTAGCTTGCGCATCAGAGCATCGAAGTTTTTAAAGCCTTTAGGTTTTTTGCTTCCCATGCCTGCCCTTTCGGATTGTGGCTGAATGCTTTTCCGTCGCCTCTCGCTGGATGGCCCGAAGCTCCTCGTCTGTGTATTCCTGGTCCTCGTGCGGGGCCACCTCCCAGCCAGAAAATTCGTCGCCATTCAGCAATCCGGCGAGAATTGCCTCGGCCACCAAATCGTGGCCGCCGACGGGGGCGTCGTCATCCATTTCAAATCTTTCTCGGATACGTTTTGCCAGATGGAGAAGCTGATCGTCCGGTATGGTGACCTCGGAAGGAAGCACGATGTCTATTCTCATGTGTTATTCTCCGGCTCTTTTTGCTTTTTCATCGCCACCTTTACACAGCGATCAAATTCGTATTCAACGCCTTCGATTACAACACGGCCATAAACGCGCATTTCCCCGGAATATCGACCGGACGGGAGACGTGTGACGCTGTGCAGAATCCCCCCGTCGTCCTCGACTTCCCACGCCACGCCGGCGCTATTCATTTTTAGACCCATGCTCACTCCAATCCCATGAATCCAGCGCCGTCCACTTCGCACAATTGCCGCCAAGTGATTCGACGGCCCACGACCCGGCTCATCACGTCATCGACAGCCCGATCCGCGAAGTAGCGGACGGCTTCGATCAGGCTTTTGGCGGGGCAATTCATTGGTCAACGCTTCCGCTTCGGTTCAAGGCCCAGCGCGTCAAAGATGAGGCCCAAATCGGCGCTGTTGATCGTCGTTTCGCCGCGAAGAAACTCGTAAATCGTTGCTGGCGGCACGTCTCTGCCATCCTTGCGTTTGCCCTTCAATTCCTGTACGAGCCGGTAGGCAGACCATCCGCGCCGCTCCAGTTCCTTTTGAACCGCTTCCCGAAGATTTGGCATAGTGCGGGTAAGCATACCGAACAGCGACTTCTGAATCAAGCCGCCCACTCCGGCAAACTGGCATTCCGCGCAATGGCGTCATATCGCCGGAACCACAGTCCGCGATTCACAGTCCGGCGACTACTCCGTAAATTCGGAATAACAGTACGCGACTAGCGGCACAGCCTGTTTGTTCGTTCGGGTGATGCTAAAATGCCGTCATGGCCAAGAAGCGCCACAACCCAAACCCCAACGGCCGCAAGGGTAATCCAATATCCCTCTACCCGTTGACGCCAGAACAAGCCCTAGCCGGTCTGCTAAAGATCAAGCCGGCAGACGTGGCCCAGATCAGGGCGGAAGCGTCAATCTCAGAACCGAAGAAGCGGCGGCGGAAGTAGACGGGGGAAGCCCGATGCGGCCCTACCGCTCATTGGGGCTGCTTTTGTCAAGTGAATAGTACCGTGAGAATGATAGTCGGAAAGTCGGAAAGAAGGGAATGGGGCGTGCGGGGTCAGGTGGTGGGCAGCGGGTATAGCTGATTGAGGTGCGCCTGATGATCCGAGCATTGGCATGGTCTGCCGAGTACCCAAGCAATAGCGTTCTTCGTCGTGTTGGCCGCTCCAAACTCATCTATCAGGACTCGGCCGGCGGTGACAGCGCCGATCCGTTTCTCGGCGATCATCCGTGTCACCACATCACCGATGCCCGCGTCTGTGGGTATGGCCTCTTTGGCCAGCGCCTTGCAGTTGTCGGGCCAGTCGGCGTAGTGAACGGGCTTTGGCGGCGGAGCCGGCGGCCCGGGCTTGGGCGCGTCGGGATTGTCCGTGTTGGGATATTTGAATTTGCCAATCGGACACTCGCCGCGCTTGCCGCGTTCGATGATGTCAACACCCTGGCCAACTGGAACAAAGCGGATCGTGAGTTGCACCAGTGCGTCAGTGGTGTAGACGCGGAACCTTTCATCGGCCTTTTTCTCGGCATCCGCGACGGCCTCTATCGAACACTCGATGCGCCCTGGGGGAGTGCGGCGCTTGAACTCGCAAAGCCGACATTGTGCGTTATTGTGCGGCATTCAACCCCAAGTCAAAGTGGCTGTCCCGCTATAGAACATACAGCAAAGACTCTGCGCTTCGGTCGCCAAGCCATTACAGCAGCCCTCGGGCTCACATCCGCCAGAACCGCACGCAGTGGTATAAGAATTGGAGACAGTCACCGAACTTACGGTGCCCGCGCAGAAACCAGTCGTATCGGAAATCGTACCCGAGTCGAAGGCGCAGCCGCCCAGGTCGCCTTCACTATCGCAATAAATGGCGGCTGTAACCCGAATGGTTGGGCCCGGGCCGAAGTATGTGCGAATAATCGCTAGGCCAGCGCTGCACGCTGGCGTGCCTGAGCATGGCACCACGCCACTTCCGTAGGAGTTAATGCTCCCGCTGGGATAAGTGCCGAATAGCTGTGCTTCGCATTCGCCCGACCCAATGGTTAGATCATAACTCCCGTCTATCGTTCCTGACGTAGAGTAGGTGTTGAAACACCCGCTGCCGTTGCAGCAACCAGAAGCGACAGTGCCGGAAAAATCCACGCCCAAGGTTGTGCGCGATGCCGTGCAAAAAGTGCATGGCCCAGAGCAGCAGCACGGATCGCCCGCGGTCCCCGTGATTCCCATCCCCGATTTGCATTGTCCCACGCCGCTCTTGCACAGCCCGACCCCGCCGGCCATGTTCAGGGCGTCAACGCCCCCGCGCCACCAGGGCCTTGGTCTGCGCGGCGTGCGCAGGGTCGGCTTGCGACAGCGCGGGCAAATTTGCGGCGGCGCGTCGACGGGCCCTCCGAAGCGGTCCACAATGGGCGAACGCCGTCGCGGCCGGCCAAGACGATTGAGGATTGACGGTGGGCAGATCAAGTGCAATCTCCGAAGTTCCAGGTCTCTTCCGCGAATTTCAGAACGAAAGCCCCGCTAGGCTTCACCAGCCCCTGGCCAACCGTTGCTGAACCGTTCAGATTGAGCGTGCTCGGAGTAGTCATCCGATAGGTCGGCGTGAATGGCGATGAGCCACTAAACGAGTTGGTTACGTTGTTCCCATTGGTGTCCTTCACAACGTAGCTATAGCCCGTGCTCACCGAACCGGTGGGGCCACTGAGCGCCACGTCGAAATGTTGGCCGAACGGAAAATTCCCCAGCACCACCAAAATCTGCTGCTTGCCCGTGCTGCTTGGATGAGAGGCCAGCGCCGCCGAGCCGGCCAGGTTGTTGCTGATCAATTGCGTACAGTCGCCCGCCTTGATGTCCGCGAACTCGTCGTTGACGTTCTGGAAGTCGACCCAGGCCGTGCAATACCCGAACCCAGCCATGAACCCCACGCCCAGCGCACCTGACGCGATCGGAGAATAGCACACCAGGAAGTTTCCGATGTCCGCCGTCGTGGGCTGAACGCCGGTAATCGCGGGTGCGAATTGAAACTGGTTGACGTTGGCTGATGGGCCAATCAGCGGCGCCCTGATCGCCAGGATTTCGCCGGGCTTACGAACCGCGCCGCTGTTGTTCTGAACCATGATCAGGCCATCGGGCACGTTACCCGATAGCTTGCCGCCGTGTTTATTCTGCGCCAGCCACGCCTTGGCCGCGCCCGTGCAGGCGTTGAGCCATCCCGCATTTGGTTGCCACCGATCGCCCGTCGCGTAGGTTTTGAATACGTCACCCGCCATTTTTATCTAAATCCTTTTGGGAAAAGAAAGAAAGTATGTGCGCTTGTCGGCCTGTTCCCAAGTCAATCGGCCGATTTTTATTAGGGAAGGAAGGACCCTTGATATCCCAGTACGTCGCCTGTGTCCCAAAGAAAAAACCGCCCGATATCATTCGCGCGGTTGTGCTGCTATTGGTCGCGAGGTGGAGTCGGAGATTATTTGGCCGTCCAGATCGTCCCGTCGCACCACAGGTCGAATCTTGCGCCTTGGGTGGTTGTGCTGACGGTCCCCGCACCGGCACCGCCGCCAGAGGTGAGAATCTTGTCGGTTCCATTGGCCGTGATCGTCATGGCGTTAGCGCTGCTGTCGGTCTTCACGAATGACAGCTCCATGCCAGCCGATGCCGAAGCTGGCGGCAGGGGCGGCGCGATTACGCCGGATGTGCAATTGCATGAGTACAGCTTGTCCGCGCCGACAGTGCCTGCGGGCGTGCTGGTCAAGACAATGACACCACTCACCACGCCGCCGCTGTTGGCAACAGCGGTGGTGATTAGGCCAACACCAGCGAGGTTCCCCGACCCGTCGGCGTTGCGGACGAGAGCCGAGCCACCGCTTGGGGAAGTGTCGTTGGTGATAGTGCCGCCATACAGCGCAGAGCGTGTCAGTCCCATTGTATTTTCCTTTTAGTTTCCAACGCCGAACAGGGTGGATTGAAGGCCGGGGTAAATTGGTGTCCCACCCCAGCCGGGGATATTGGAGAGGTTGAAACTGTTGGGCAGCACTAAGCCACTCAGCGGAACAGGTGTGAGGACCTGCTCGACGTAGGCGGCAATGGGTATCGAATCCATCGTCGTTCCGCTGATGCTGGCCGGCAGGTATTGCGTCCACAGGTAATCGAAACCGTTCTTGACGCCGCCGGGGATGGTGATTTGATTGGATCCGCTGCCGATCGTGATTGGGCTGGTGGTGTTGGGTGCGTATTCCCAGTCGAGCGACATTTCTACATCGCCAAACCCAGCCCGCTCCTGTCCCGATACACTTTTGATCCGTAGTGATCCGGGCTGGAACACCTGTATAAATCCGTTAACGTTGATCGTCACTTCGTCGGAGTTGGTGAATTGCCCGACAGAGGCGTTCAATTCGTTCAAGTAACCGGCGTTCAACGTGGCGATAGTCGTGTAAAACGTCGTGCGGAACGAATACGATCCGGTAGGGATATCTACGCCGCCCACAGCCCCATCGGCGCCCACGTTGATCGCGTTATTGTGATTTGGCGCCGTCTGTCCGCTCGGCGCGTACGACCCCTTGGTGGCGATGCTGCTGGAAATGTGTGTGGTCCCGCCGCCAATCTGGAACGCGAACGTGGCATCGCCGGTTTGCTTGACGGCGATGGGCGATTTGTACTTGGCGGTGATCAGCCATCGGCCGGGTGATACGCGCTCGCGATTGAAATCGCAAAACACGTTGCCCATCTCACTGATGATGCTGAATAGAGGCAGGGCGCCAAGGCTTATTTGGCCAGGATCATCCGCGTTATCGCCGCCCTGGGCCAGGGGCAGGGGGTTGCCCCATATCCAGCAGGAGTATTCGTCCCAGGCGTTGAGGCCCAGGCCGCCAGAGCCGCTTTTCCAGGTTTCGGATGCCTTGAGTGCCACGGAAGGTTGTTTATGGGAGCGGCGAAAGCGAGAACGGGGCCGCAAGGATGGCGCTTTGACGCGCGGCTTCGAACTCGGCACGGGCAGAGTCGACCGCCGCTTCGTATTTCTCGTAGGCGTCGTCGATATTCTTGGCGTCGTCGATGGTCACGCGCCGACCGCGGAAGATGATGTTACCCACCTTCATATCGACGATGGCGACGAACCTAATCTCACTCTTGATTTGGGCACGGAAGCCAGCAACGGATACCTCGCGCTCGATCTGGATTTCGCGATCCTGATCATCGAAATGCGGTGTTCCGAAGGCTTGCCAGATTTTGTTCATGGTGGTTTAATTCCTCAGATAGTCGTTGCATTCAAACTTGATCGGTGCGGATATTGGCCGCTGGTGCCGCCGTGGTCTTGGGAAAGCCAAATTCTGTTATCGCTGTGGACAAAGCCTGCGCCCTCCAATTCGTCAATTTGCTTTGGATTTGACATACTTGGCTCACCAATTACGTTGAAATTGGCTCGCGTCTGGTCGGACCGTCGCCTTGCCAAAGGAAATCAGAGGAATTTGCGTCGTAATTTCCCCACCCCGACAATGGCTCCCATTCTTCGCCGGTCCATCTTGATCTCGCGCCTCCGATCAACACCAATGATCGTGTGGTGGTTCGGTATATCCCCGACCTTGATGGTTTGTTTTTGTAACCAAACCAAAGCTTGATCGCCGCCCGGGGCTATGTTGTAACTAATCCAGGGAATGGGTTGTTTGCGATCTTGTTCAAGCTGGCCTTCATCTCCCGCGTGTTGTCGGCGATCTCCTTCTCATGCTTCTCTTTCGTTTGCTTAGAAGGATGGCCGAAGATTTCTCTCAGCAATACCTTGTCGCCGGTAAACGTGCCCAGCGATTTTTGGCTTGATTTTGCCGCGCTCTCTAAATCGGGGACATCCGGCGCTCCGGGTGCGACCGGCTTGGTGAGTGGCTTGCTCAGTGATTTGAGCTGGTCCAGGATCGATTGCTGGCCGCTGGCCTTAAAGGATTGTTTTAGGGCCTGCTCGTAAGCGGCCCGGGCGTCGGCCGCAGCCTTGGCGGCATCTGCGGCCTTCTTGTCGTTGCCAGCTCTTTCTTCGTCGGACTCCGCATCATTGGCCTGCCGCTGTTTGGCCCTCAGGTCGTTCAGATATTGTTGCTTGGCGTCGGCCTCAGCCTTGATGTCGTTTAGTTTCTTTTGCAAATCATCGTCATTGGCCTTGTCTCGCATCGCCCTCTGCTGGGCGTCGTAATCGTCGAAAGTTTTATGGGCGGCGGCGCGGCCTTGCTCCGCCTGTTTGGGCGTTAGCTGTCCCGAATGCTCCTGCTGGTCGATTTGCTCGAGCGCGGTTTTTAGTTCCGCCTTCCCGGTGTCGAGGAAGGTCTGCTGAATCCAATCCGCCGTCGTGTTGACCAAGCTGCTCCATCCGTGCATCGCCTTGGCCCAGATATCCAGAAAGGTTTTGGTCGCATCCGACGCCGCCGAAACGATGTCGATCCCAATGTCGTCCCAGAGGTTAGACATGAAGCCTTTGAAGTCGATCCAAATATCAACCAGATACCCCTTCGCCCGGGCCCACTCCTGCTGAACGAATAGGATCGTTTCGTGCATCACCGCGCCCCACGCCTGGGATGCGCTGGATGTGTTGTCCAGGACAAACTTGATCATGCCGTAAATGCTTTTGAAGGCGTCGATGAGCGCGTTGCCCACCAATGTGCCGATCCCGCTGAAATACATCAGCGCACCGGCCGCGCCTCCGATTCCGACGATGACCAGGCCAATCGGCGACAGAACCGCCGAGAATGCCGCGCCCACCGCGCCGACAAGCGATGCGATTGTGCCCAGTGCCACGCCCAACACCGAAAACGTGGCGCCCAGCAAAAGAAGCCCGGCGCCTACTGCGGTCAGGGTTATGCCCACCGCCTTGATGATCGAGAACGCCTTGGTGTGTTCCGCCGCCCATTCTTTGGCATAGAGGGCTCCGCGGATCAGAATATTCGTAAACGCCAGCATGCTGGGGGCCAGCGAAGACCCGATGATCTCCGATCCCCGGCGCAGAACGTCCCAAAGATCGGTGATCGCGCTGGCAAAAATCATCCCTGCGGCGGCGTCCTCGCCGCTCCATTGCTGGCCGAGGATGCGGCCGTTTGCCGTGAGGGTATCGATGTTAGCCGCCAGCGGCAAAAGGTCGGCCCCAGAGCGCCCGAAAACGGCGATCGCCTCGGCAGCCCGCACCGATGGATCGCGCACATTCCGAATGGCCTCTGCGATTGTCTTAAATCTATCTTGTGGCGAGAGTGCGTTCAGATCGGCGATCGACAGGTGAATCGTGGCCAGCGCCGTGGCCGCCTCTTTCGAGCCTTGCACCGCGCCGGTGAGGAAATGGCCCATCCGATTGAGGCCATTGTTAAGTTGATCGATGTCCACGCCGGACTGCTTAGCCGCATATTGCAGCAGGCTCAGCGCCTCGACGCTTACACCCGTCTTTGCGGCCCCCAATGTCAGCGATTTGCCGTGTTCCCCATACGCCGTGGCCGATGCGACGATTGGGGCTGACAACGCGCCGCCAGCGAGCGATGCCTGAAACCCAGCCGCGGTGACGGATGCCCCAAATGCTCGCAATTTGTCCGCGGCCCTGTCCAGCCCAGCCATAAGCGCAGCGTCCTCTGTCCTGACCTCGACATAAGCGCCGCCGGCTCTGATGTCATTTGCGCCAGCCATATCAGCCCCTCACACACCCGGAAAAGGCCGCTGGAATCGTCCCTGCCGCGATCTCCGCTTTGAGGGAGGGCGCGGCGAACGGGTTGCCGTGGAAGTGGGCGAGCTTTTTTCGTCCGGCCCTGTTGACCACGATCGTTTCGTCGCCGCCATGCTCCAGGACATCAGCGCCAATATCCTCGCCGGCGGCAGAGGTGAATTTCAGCGGCCCGATAACCACGCCGCCATGATCCGGCTCGGCCGCAAAAAAAATCAGGTCGTGGAGATGCCCAATGTGGCGCTTGGGGGGTTGACCGGGTTGCGCCGAACCAGAAGACCTATGGCTGGTGATTGACTTCATCCGCTGCCGGATGAATGCCCCGATGTGCGACAACACCTTGCCGCGGCCATCGTGGTAGGCGCTTACCACCTTGTCGCGATCGAAGAATAGCTCCTTGATTTTGAGGTTTGAACCCATTGTTTACCGCGCGCCGAAAGCGTCGGGGTTGAGGTCCAGAAACTGCCCGATGGTCATAACCATCGTCGGCTTGCGCCGCGCTGAATTGGCGTAGGGGTTGAGGCGTTGTGGCGAGATCGCCGGACCTTTGCGGAACGGGTTGGAATTGATCAGGCAGGCCGCAATGAAACTGGTGCGGTCCCATCGCTCGCGCAGCGCCGCATCGCGCATGTAGATCAGACGCCGTAGCGTGAAGCGGCCCGGGTCAACGCCGACTATTCCGGCGGCTTCATAGCCGATCCGGATATATCGGCGACCAGCACTTTCTCCATTTTCTCGGTGATCTGCTGCGCCATCTTTGCCGGGTCCATCTTCTGCACCATTTCCATCGATTGAGTCTCCACCGCCGCCCGCAGGGCCTGGGTCTTTTCCCTCAGGCTGTGTAGCGCCGTCTGGAGGCGGCGCGGGGAGAAATTTATCAACTCGATCTCAAGTTGGCTTCCAGCTTCGGCAACGCTGTCCGGATCAAAAGCCCGCTTAAAATCGTCCCGACTCATCTTCCGCGATTCCGCCTCGCTCTCGCATATCGCCCACAGAATCGCCAACAGCTTGAGCCCGGTCAGGTCCTTGGCTACCTTTGGGTCGAACAGGTCCAGGATATTGAATCCCGTGGCGGATTCGACCTTTTCAACCACCAGGTAATCCAGCGCGATCGACCATTCCCGGCCGTCGCGGTCTTTGAACTTGGCCATTATCTTTACCCCTGCTTCTTGGAACGATGGAACAAATGAAGCGCCTCTGTGGCCTTGGCCAGATCGGCCTTGGCCTTGTCCAGCAGCTTCCCGGCCTCGCCACGCGCCATATCCGCCAGATGGTATGCGGTTTCCTTCAGGCCGACGTGCTTGTGCGCGTCCAGCAGCTTTGCAGACAGGGCATCCTCGGTGACAAGTGCTGGCACCGGCTGGACAGTGGCCGGAGGTGCCAGGATCGGATCGCTGGGTGTGATTGGGTCCATGATTTCTCCAAATGTTGATTTACGGATACCAGTAACGGCCGATCAAAAGACGTTGATTGAGATAATTAGCCAAATGGTGCGCGCGGCTTATCCCGTGACGCTGACGCGCTGCGGGTAGACCGAGCTGAGGGCGCTGGGCTGGATCGAAACGTCGTAGGTCTCGAAGTTGTTCAGATCGTCGCCTTGCTCTAACTTCAAGACCTCCCAATCCGCCCACACGCCATAGTTGTTCGTATGGACCGTGACGACCTGATCGCTGACCAGCAGTGGGATATAGAGGCCGGAACTAAACGCCACCATCGCCAAGGCGATATGGGATGGATCGTTGGATGGGTCCCACAGGATTTTGAAATCGACCGGAATCTTGAGCAGCGCTCCCCCGGTCAGAAAGAAGTTGGAATCGCGGCTCGAGCCATCCGCCTGTTCCTTCTCCGCTGCAACCTTGATGTTTCCCACGCGGGTTACAGCCTGTAGGCCTATTGGCTGGGCGCCGGGGGTATAGCCATTGGTGGCCGTGCCAGTCCACGCTATGCGCGGTTGCGAAGTGGTGGCGAGCCATGAGATCGATGCTTTGATGCCGAGTAGCATGTGTTGTATCTCCTAAACGCTCGCCGGCGCATTAGGCTGGCGAAACTTGAAATGAATAATGGCCAGGAAAGCCGTCTTGGTCCGCAAATAGTCCGAATTGCAAACCAGCGGGTATTTGGTCTCAACCCAACCCGCTCCAGCCGCGTTGGAACCCGGCGCAAAAACCGTCAGTGCGATGGACCTGGCCAACTGCACCAGCGGGTCGATCACGGCATTAGCGGCCACCGTGTAGGGAACGGTGCCGGCTGGAAGGGCTTGGATCAGCGCCACGTTGATCGTGACATCCTCATTGAGCGTGTCCCGAGCAACCAGGCTGATACCGTCGAGCTGGGGATAGACCAGAACCGTGGGCTTGGCCGAGGGTGAGAGGTCTTCCAATTCCTCCCGCGGCATATAAATCCGCTGCGGCATCAAGCCGGTGACCGGCAGTGTCGCCGCCTGGATTGCCGCCACCACCGCATCGGCGATCTGGTAAATCTCGCTCATGACGCGGCGACCTGCTTGGTGTGGACATCGTAGATCGTTCTAAATAGACCGCGCCAGCCAAAGCAGCCTTCCTTGGCGTCGATATCCATAACGCGGGACACGGTTCCATCGGATTCGGTGATCTCATCTCCGACCTGTGGCTGCACGGGACTCCCAGCCAACACCAAGTCGGCCACCTCAATCAGATAGCCAGGAACATGCGCATCCATGACCGTGCCGTCTTCGGTCGTCAACTGCTCTGGGGTGCGCTTCTTGACGACCAAGATGGACGCGCTTCCCAGGCCAACGCGCGAATACACGACCTGGATTCCGGCAACTGCCGGCGACTTGAGCGTGGCGATGAGCCACGCCGTCCCGTTTTGCAGCAGGTTGGACATTACGACAGAACCGTGCCGTCGTTACCACGGACCATCCACCTGTACACACCCGCGGTGCTGCTGGTGATCGACAGCAGTTCAATCGCCTGGCCATTGGCGGACAGGGCGATATGGGACTTGCTGCCGCTGCCGACATTGGTGGTGGCGCTGTTGACGGTGATCGTGCCCGCCGTGACGTTCTGGGCGTTGAGGATCAGGCTCAGGCCTGCGCTGGCCGGGGCTGCCAAGGTGCGGGTTTCGGTGGCCGCGGATACCAGATTGACGATGCCAGAATTGGTAATGGGTATGGCATTGGTGGCGCCGGGATCGGCAATGATTTCGCCGACGGTAGCGATCGCCGATCCATTGGGTGTCATCACCACGCGAGTGGTGGTGGTCCCAATGGTGCTGCTGGCCACCGCTCCGTCGGCATAGCCGAAGTAGGTGTTGCCGGATGCCAGGGGAGTCAGCAGTCCGCCCGTGGTGGAACCCACGCTCATAGTGCCGGTCGCCGGCGTCGTGGTGCCGGCTGGCACGGTGAACGTAAAAGTGGTCGAGCCGGTGACGGTGATGTTGCTTTGCAGCCCATTGTAGGCAGCCTGGTTGGCGCCGCTGACGATCACGTTCTGGCCCGTTTGCAGCAGGTGCGCCGAGCTGGTGGTCGCCGTGGCGGTGGTGGTTGTGGTCGTGATGCTGCTGATGGTCACCGCCGGCTGGGTCAACCAGTACTGGTCCTGGCGATCGCTTACCGCGTTGCCATCGTTGATCACGTCATAAGCGCCCAAAACATTCAGGGCGCCCAGCGTATTGGCCGGGATGTCTTGATCTGCGACGCCTACGCGTCCGCCGATGACAACGACCGAACCGGCGGCCACAAAAGCCGTCGGCGTGTAGTCGAGAGAAAAAGTCGGGCCTTGGGCCCGTTTTGCAGAGGGAATCCACATAAGATTTTTCCTTGTATGGTGGCGGGAAATCCACCGAGTGAATGGAGGGGAGAAAAATTGCCGGCGGGGGATTACACGCCGGCGCTCATGACGGCGCATCGGGAATCGTGGAGGGCCACGCCGAAGTCGTAGTAGGCCCGCAGGGATATCCCCAGCGTGTTGAAGTTGGTCTCACCGCGCTCGATGATCGGCACGCGCTGGCCACGCAGGTATCCGATCTGCACCGGCGCGAACCCGCCGGAGGGATTACACCCCACATACCAGGCTGTGTCGCTGGCATTGGAGAAGTTAGAGAGCACCGGATCGCTCTTGTTGAGCTTGGCCAGAGCCGTGCCCACTGTCGCGGACAGGAACGGCGACACATAAGGCGTGTACTTGCCCTTGTGCGCGTTGATGTTCGGGTCGTAGGTCTTGACCGCCGCCGAAGTGCTGGTCAGCGCGGTCACGACCAGCTCAGCGCCGTTCCAAAGCTGGAAGCCGGTTGCCTCCAGGGCCGGGGGCAGGAGAAAGCGATCGGGATCCAGCATGATCGGCATCCCATTGGCGTCGGTCTGCTGGCGGAAATACTGGATCGCCGTCGACACGGCCGAAACCTGTAGGGCGCTGGAGGCGCCACTGAGATAGTTATTTGCCCCGCTGCTGAAGAACTTGAAGTTGTTGGCGACCTGTCCCACGCTGGCGCCCGGCGCGATCGCACCGGTGGCCGAAAGCAGGTTGGCAAAGAAGATCATTTCCCGGTATAGCGCCGAGCCGCGGCCCAGCACCGTCGGGGTCTGCGTGAGTGCCCCCATGTCGTCATTGAGCAGGATCTGGCGCGAGATGTTCAGTATCACGCCCTGTGTCTTGACTTGGTTGGGATAACTTTCATCCTGCAGACTGATCGACTTCAATTCTCCGGTCGCCCCCAGAGCTGCCAAGATGCCGCTGGCAGTGAGCCGATAGCGCTTGAAGGTCTTGAAATCAGTCGTGTCGGTCTCGTAGCAAAACATCGGCACCAGGCTCTTGACCATGCCGTACGCCTCAAGCATCGCCTTGTTGAGGATATTCTCGGTGATTCCCGACAGGCTCATCGTCGAGAATCCGCCCGCGCCACCTTCGGCCCGGATCTCCATCACCCGCCGCATCTCGACCTTCTGCATGGCCTCGAGCACATCGCGGTCCATGTGATTTGATCCCAGGTGCAGGCCGTGCGCGGCGGCTACGACGTCGCAGATGTCGTAGATGCTGGAGAAGCCGCGGCGGAACTTGCCGCTAGCGACGATATTCTTCTGCTGTTCATTCAGTCCGGCCAGGGCATACTTCTCCGAGACATTGCCGTTGAGCGCGCAGGCCGCGGCAATGATTTCCTCGGTCGGCTCCTCGCCCACCCCGGTGTTCACGAACGGAACGCCCGCCCAAGCGGCATTGGCCGGCTTGCCGGCGCGGGCGCTGCGGCGGCATTCAAGCTCAACCCGATCGCAGTCCCAATCTTCCTCAAAAGCCTTGGCCTCGATGTCGGCGAACTTCTTGGCCTCAATCTGGGGTTTGAACTCATCGAGCTTGGCCGTGATCGCAGCGACCTTGCGTCGCTCCGCCAGAGCCGCCTTGCGCGTCTCTGCGGCCGCCTGCGCAGCGATCTTCTTCATGTCGATGCCGGCCGTGCCGTCGATCACAGTCTCGGACGCATCGTCGTTGTCGGCGGATGCCTGTATCGCAAGCTCCTTAGCCTTGGCGTCGGCCTTCTTCTTGGTATCGGCGTCCTTCTTCTTCTTTTTGTCCTCATCTTTAGCGTCCTGCTCTTCGTCGTAGTCTTCATCAGACTCATCGTCCGCCTCGCACTTCATCTGCGCCTTGTAGAGCGCCTTGGCGGCCTTCATGCTGGCCTCATCCAGCTCGGACGCCTTGAGACCGCGGGCTTTGGCCCATGCGGCAAACTTCTTCTTCATGACGGATGCTCCTGCGGCGTTGGCCGCGATGCGGGCGGACGTGGTATCGTCGGCGCCCAAAGCGACAAATGAAATCTCGCCCAGCGACGTTCGCCGCGCGATGTTGACAGGCCCATGCCAGGTTTGCCCGTTGGCTTGGGCCGTCTCGCCCTCGGGCACAAATTGGTTCTTCAAAACGCGGGCGCCGATTGACGCCTGCCAGGGAAAACCATTCTTGGAGTGGCTGATAATTTCGTCGGCATGTGGATGTCCTTGCCCGCTCATCACGCCAGACGCCTTGAGTATCGGGCGTCCATTCTCCTGCTGCACCGAAACCGATTTTGTGTGGCCGGCGATCTTGGACGGATCGTGATCCCGGAAATTCGGTCTAGGGCGATCCATGCCCTGCAACCCATCCAGATCAACGACCACCGGATGCTGCCAGCCCTTGAGTCGTAGCGGGCCGCCGTTGTACGGGTCCATTTCGTAGGTCGGGACCGACGGCTTGCCATCGGCGCCAGCGGCACCAGCTTTGATTTGCAGCGTCGCCGTAATTTCCAGGGGCGCGTCGCAGGCGCTGGCCCGATCGGCCAACATCGAGTTGGCGTCCTTGAGTGCTTCACTGGCGGCGTCGGCGATGTGCTGATCGCCCTGGGCGCTGGCTCGGCTGGCAATGGCCCGCAGCGCCTGCAGGTTAACCTTCACCCCATCCCCGTAGGGATAGGCAAACCAATCTTTGTGTGGCTGGTTCTGAGCGTCGTCGGCAAAGTCCTGGGCGGCGTCGGCCTTGCCTTCCAGAATCCCCAGGAACCACTTGGCGTAGTCCGTCCAATTGGCCGGATCGCCCAGCAGTTGGTTAGAGGCGGCGGCGTCCCAGTTCCATGGCTTGTCCACGAAATCGCCGGCACGGACCATCGCCTTGAGGCACTCCAGTGCCTTGCGGTTGAGTGTGTGTGTCATGTTTTGTAACACTGATTCGCCAGCGTCCCTAGCGTCCCTCAATTTCCTCAACCCGGACACATTCGAACAAATCTCGGTCCAGCCAATTGCTGATCACTTTTCAACATTTCAATTTCATCCAGCATAATCCTGAACAGCACGCCACCCACCGCTTGTCGCTCTCTATTTCTTCCGCAGATCACTCGTTTTCGTTGTCGTCGATCGGGTCACCCGGGCCGTCCTTGGGATCGGCTGGCTCTGGATCAACCGTCGCCGGCGAGGGTTGGCCGCGAATGGCGAACCGCTTCTGCCTGAGGGCCGCGCGGTATTCGACGATCGTCATCCCAAGTGACTTGGCGTCGGACTCCTGCATTTCTTCCCAGTCGTTTCCATCCAACGCAGCTTCATGCGGAATCGAGGTTGTGCCGCTGTCCAATCGCTGAGCCTGTGCTGCGGCCATCTTCGCCGGATCGGCGTGGTTTCTGACCCGGCTCCAACGCCAGGTGTGCTCGAACTCCTGTGGCGTATCGCGGGGCAGCTCGCCGCAAAGAATGGCTTCCGGAATAAATTCCCCCAGGATTCGGTCGCAATGCAGCTCGTAATTTTCGGCGCGATCGGTACTGACGAAGTTGACGAATGGTTCACTGGCGATGTAGGCACTGGCCATGTTAGCCAAGCGCGCATCTCCGGACAGAATGAACAGCGGCATATCGATCACCTGGCCGATCTCGGTCAGCAGTGACATGCTGAAGGCATCGTGCGTCGTCGTGGGTTGCTCGGCCTTGACCCCGGCTAGGTCCGTTCCATCGGGTAGCACGGTCAACTGCACATCTCCAACCTCATAGGTGTCGGGCTTGTTCCACTGGCTTTGATCGGAATTAATATCGGCCGGACCCTGGGTCTTGACTGCCATCGGAAACCGCGCCGCCGCTTCGGCCGCCTTGCAAACCGCCTTTCTGAACCGCCGCAGGTCGGCGTAGAGGTCCAGCGCCGGCACCGCCTCGCCTATCCCACGCTGCTGACCCGGCCGCAGCGCGCCGTAGTCGTGAATCACATATTTGGCGGGCCACTGCTCGAACTCATACCCCATAATCACGAACGCGCCAAAAGCGCCGGGGTGCTGACGCAATATGTGATAGACCTCGGGGTTTCCCCAGGGATCCAACACCACTCCGTCGAAAAACTGATCGGGATAATTGGCCGGGTACATCCCAAACAAGGGGCTACTGACTTGATCGCACTCGACCTCAAAGACGTCCAGCTTGACCCGGTGTCGGACGTTGGGGTTGGTGCGAAGCAGCAGAAACCCCTCGCCGTTGTAGAACCGAGAGGCCCGGGAGGTGCGAAGCTTGCGGGCCAAACGGATTTGCTTGGACCAGGCGCTAAAACTGTTCTCAATTTGGCGACCCAACTTCTTGGCCGCCAGACCGTTGCCTAGCGCAACGTGCAGCCGGGGGCCGGTGGGACCGATCACAAACCGCGCTAGACGATTTGCGGCGCCGCTGAAATACGGATTGTTATGGTACTCATACCGGCAGCGCATTCTCAGGATGCGCCGCACCATCCACGACGCCTGCGCGTCAATCGACATCCCGTCGGACAGAGCCCAGTGCCGGCGGTTGTCGTCGGTAGTGAACTGGGTATCAAACCGAGCTTTGATTTCTGCGGGGAAACGCTGGCGCAACAGCCGGCGATTCTCCTGCTCGCCGACGATCTTGGGGCGATCACCGTCGGTGCGACGCGCAAGCACCGTCGCCGTCGTCGGCAGGATGTCTTCGCTCAATGCGGATGGGTCGAAATTCTGCATCAAAAACGGCCGTCGTGGATATCCACGCCAGAGGCGCCGGGCAGGCGGAGTTTGACCTGGCGGAACGGCACGGCGCGGGCGGCCTGGGCCTGGGCCTGCTTGGAATACTTGTCCGCCTTGATCTGGTCGCCCAAGGTTTGTTGGGTGACACTCGTGCCGTCAACGTCTACGGTCCTGGGCGCCGCGGCGTTGGTTTGAATGCTGGGGAGAAGATCATCAGTCATTTAATTTTTTCCTTGTTTTGCCTGCCATTGCCGGCGTGCCGCCTGGATCTGGCTCTTCCGCACCCTCGGTTTAGCCGGATCGCCATTGGGCATTTCGGCCAAGGCTGCGCCTTCCATCGACGCCGCCACCATGCAACCGACCAATCCATCCCACCAATCGTTGTCCGGCCGATCCGGCCTCAAGCTCCACTCTGTAACCTTGCGTCCGCGACCCTCGGTTGGTGTCGGGTATTCGCTGGTCCAATGGCGGCACAGAAGCGGGTGATCCTCGGGGCTTCCCCAAATAGTCCAATTGCCCGAAGTCCGCTCGGCCTGCATGAGTCGTGCGGCGGCAAATGACTTCCAGAAGTTGGCGTCGAAAGTGATATGCCGCACTTGGCCGGGCTTTGGTATCGGCATCCTCCAGTTCAACCCAGCCCGCTCGCCCGGCTTCACCGGCTTGTCATTGATCGGGAGCTTGCCGGCCGTGATGCCCAGGCCATAGCTGGGCGTCAGCACCGAAGAATGCACGCTGCTGCGGCAGAAGTTTTTGACAATTTCGGTCGAATCCCCCCAGTGTGCGTCGACCAGGGATCGCTGAATCGTCGCGACGCCGCCGCCGTCTCGTGTCCACTTGTGCCCAATGATGAGCGATGCAATGGCATCAAGCCCACGCCGCACACCCTCTTCCCACCGGTTGGCCTTCTCTGCCAACATCAATGTGCGGCGCACATCGGACTTGCTGAACACCTCACGCTTCTGGTCGGGATAAGTACCGTAGTCGCATACATGACCACCGAACGCCCCATCGACGGCGGCCACGACGTAAAACAGCAATTCCTTCTGAACGTCGATGAACGCGACCAGCCGGGTGGATTCCAATGGCACCAAGCCGCGCGGCATCCCGTTGGCCTTGGACGCAGTAAGTTCAACCGTCAGCGCCAGCGCGTCCTTTTTGTCTTCGGGGATCGGATCGTTTTGATATTCAGAGAAGAATGCGCGGCGGCCGATCTTGTAAAACAGATTCATCGCGTGCTGGATGGCGCTCAGGTCATCCGGCAGTTTGCGAACCGGCCATGCGGCCGCGGCGCCATCATCCATCGCCGCACGATTGGCCCGATAGAAGGTAGTGGCCTCTGTCTGATCCAATCCCGCGCGGAGTGCATCACCGCGAATCTTGGCGTATTGGTCCCAGAGGTCTTCGTGGGCCGGCCAGCCATAGATCATCTTGGCCCGCTCACCCTGCCAGATCGGGTTTTTCTCGCGGTCAAGGAAGCGGTCGCTCAGGTCATCGGGGGCAATGACCGTGCATGGCATCAGGACCGTTACTGTTTCATTGGGGCCGGCCAGACCGAGCACCGCGCCGTTGATAATCGCCTCGAGCTTGTCGACCTGATTGAAGCCTTTGGCAACTTCATCGGTCTGCGGATCATCTAAAATCACAACCCGCGGTCGAACTGTCGAGCCATCTGATCGGGTAAATGACGCGCCGCGAAAGGCACCGGTGATTCCAGCTACCCGGACGATCGTGCCAGCACATACAGAGCCGGGGATGCTGGGGAAAATAATCTCATCGGATCCCCATTTCAGCCGCGTGCGCTCTTTGCGATAGAGCTGGGCCTGTGCGCGATTGGCGATCCCATCGAGTTTGCTAACTGGATAACAGACTTCCGGGAAATCAGCCGCCAGCACTGTGTTGGTTTCAAGCTCCGCCTTGATGCTGCTCAGCAGATTCTTCGCCAGATCATCGGTCGCCGCCAGCAGCAGCAGGAACATCTGGGGGAAGTAGAGCAGCGCCCACAACGCCGCGCCCACAACGATCGAGGTTTTCCCGCCGCCGCGCGGCATGGCCCAAGCGAATAACTCGGCGATTCCGCTGAGAATGGCCCGCTGGGTCTTGTCGATCGCCTTGATATGGTCCTCGGACCATGGCAAGTAAAACCGCTTGCCCAGATACGCCCGCAGGAAAAACTCAAGGCTCTTACTCCCACGTTCCTTGCGGGCCGGATCGGCGACCTTTGGAATTTCGCCGATGTCGCGGCCCGCGCGGCTGGCATCGGCTTGTCGCGTTGCCGCCCGCTCGGAATGCTTGGCGTAATCTGCGGCAGCTTGGTTGGCCGATCGCTGTTTGCGTTTGTACGGCGCTGCCATCGGGCTATTGCGGAGCTTGCAAGACGTTCACGACGCCGACAACCCGAGTGGCGACACTTCCGCTCGCCAAGATGGCCTTGAAGAAGGCTGGGTAAATACCTGGGGACAAGTCTGCGGTGTCCGTGTCGTGCATGTCCGCACTAAATGTTACGTTCGTCCCGCTAACGTTAATCGCGGCGGTTGTTGCAAAAGCCGTGGCTACCTGCGGAGAAGCTATAGATAGTAACTTGAATTCCCCGGTCGCGCCGGCGAGGCTCGGGCCAGTGTAATTAGTAATCGGCCCGGTGATCGCCAGCCCGTCTGCGGCTAGATAATCGTCACCACGGTAAATATTGGCTACCACACCCGGAGCCACCACCGGGGAATAAATCGTGACATTCACCGGACCCGTGGCGTTGTTGAACGTCACGTTGCCGCTTGAGTCGGTGGCCAGAAGATTGGCCGGCGTTTTCAGAATTGCGGCCGCAATGGCGCTGACAAAGCTTCCAAATGAACTCAGCGTGCGTGTAGCCGCCGTCCATATCGCGTTGGCTACCGCCGCCAGATATCCGCTGCTGTTAGTCAGCAAGGTTGCCGGGTCCTGGCCGCTGGCGTAGCCGCCGATCGTGCCAGTTACATTCCCATTGGAGTCCGTGGCCAGCAGGTTCGCCGGCGTCTTGAGGATCGCCGCGGCGATAGAGGCGACTAATGAGCCAAAGCCAGTGAGTGTGCGTGTGGTGGCCGCCCAGACCGCCGTCGCGATCGCGCTCAGGGCGGTGGCGTTGGGCGAATTCACCAGATCCATTTGAGCGCCAGCGGAGAGCGTGCTTGTGCCAATGATCGATGGGAACGTGACGCTACCGCTGGCCAGCGCGGATTGGCCGTCGATCTGCATGACGTTAGCGGGCAGATAGCTCGTCTGCCCTGTGTTGTTAAACGCCTGCGGGCTGGCGATGCCACTGGCGGCAACCGTTACCGCGGCGGTGACACTGGCGACCGCGCCACCGGCATAGCTGCTGACCAGCGTCGGGAACGTCGCGGCGAGGAACCCTGTGGGCTGGGTATACGTCGGCATGGGCATGCCGGTGACGTTCACCCCGCCCCACTGCGTGGCGTTGACCGGGCCGCCGGCAGCGAAGGTACTGCGGCTGCTGATCGTGGCGTTGATGTCGGTCGCCAGCAGAAGCCCGATGCTGCTGGCCGTTGTGAAGTCGCTTCCGCTGGTCACGTCTTGCCAAACCGCCGTTGCAATTTGCGCCGTTGTGGGCGGTGTGCCCGTGTATGGATTGGTGGGAATCGCCAGCACGTCGGCCGGCAACGTGGTCATGAGCATCTTGCCGGCGCTGGCGGCGGTCGTGAAATCTCCGGAAGTCGCATCCTGCCAGACAGCGGTTGCGATCTGCGCTCCGGTCAGGATCGACGATGCCAACGCCACGTGATTGCCCCCAAAATCGTTGGCGCGGATGACCGTTGTGCCGGATGAAATATTGCCGATGTTGGTCTGAGCGGTCGTCTGGGCGTCGTAACTGAACCCAGCGGTGGCCGTGATGGTTTGCCCCTTGATCGTCTGAACATCGACCGGCAGGTTGGTTGTCTGCCCGGTGTTGTTAAACGCCTGCGGCCCCGCGATCGCGCCCGAAGCGATCTGTCCCGCCGCGCTAATGGAGGTATTTTGCAGCTTGATCGTGCCGCTGGTCTGCACCGCGCCGCCGGTTCCCGAGCCAAGGCAATCGCTCAGCGTGACCGTGCCGCCCCCGTTCACCACGTCCGCGCTGGTCGTCGCCGAGCCGGATTGCACGGTGTTGAACCGTACGCCGTAGCAATTAAGCCCGCCACCCTCGGATGCCGCGGCGCAGAGGATCGTCTGCCCCGCCCCGCTGTTGGAGGCGTAGGAATATCCGCCGTACACGTTCACGATGCTGTTGGCGGACGCGACGATGCCCCTGGTAATCAGTCCCGAAGAGCCGCCCGAGGGGCCGACGGCGCTGGAGCGCACGTTGTAGAAATTGACGGTGATCGTGCCGAACGTGGGGCTGGCGTTGAGCGTGTCGTATTTGGTGCTGATGTCGCAATCGACGACGTCGATCGTGCCGCCGCCCACCGTGTTGTTAAAGTAAATCCCGTCGGTGTCGGCGTTGAGGCTGCAGCGGCGTATCAGCGCATAGGTCGGGGTATTCCCATTTGCCTTTCCGATCGGGGCCTGGAACGCGCCCGAGGATGCGATGCCGGTGATGTTCAGGTCCTGCACCACAGAATCACTGCCCGGCGCGACGATCCCCGTATCGCTGGCGATCGTGCTGGTGATGAAGGTGACGTACTTCCCTGCCCCGTAAATCGAAACATGATCGGGCAGGTTGATCGCGGTAGCGCCCAGGGCGAATGTTCCCGGCCCGACGATGATCAGATCGCCGGCCACGGCCACCGATGCGGCGTGGGTGGGTGTGAGAAACGCCTGTCCCCACGATTTTCCCGTATTGCTGTCGCTGCCTGCGGTGCTGACGAACCAGACCGTTCCAGAGATGCCACAAAGTTCCTGCGCGATCGTCTGCAGCGCGGCGGCGGAAAGACTGACGTTGCCCGCGCCGTCGGGGTTGATCTGGCCAGAACCTCCGCCGATGGTGGGCAAACCGCCCGAGGCCGCTGCGGCGGGAGCGGGTAGCGAAGTCTGAATCCGCGAGCTATCCAGCGTGGCAATGACAACCGGATTCGCGGCTATGTTCGCCCCGCTTTTGGTCGCGGTGAATTTGATCTTCGCCTCACCGTTCGCCTGCGCGTCGTAATAAGCGACATAATCTCCATCACCCAAATCAAGAGTGGTGGGCGTAACCGAAACGGTTGAACCGTTGGATAGCGCCGTCACGCCATATACCGTCAGGGTTGCGCCAGCAACCGGATTGCCGTAAATGTCGCGCACCATGAACGGATAGGGAAGGCTGGCCATCGATTACCGCGCGAAGAAATTCGGGTTGTAGTTTGGCTGATCGAAGGTCAAGCCTAACAACGTCGACGCGAACTCCTCGCCTATAAGTCCACTGGCCGGCTCGGAAGGATGCAACCCGGTATCGGTTGTATATGTGACGTTGTTATAGCCATAAACCGATTGGCCGGTGTTGGCGTTGGGGATCAGCAAACTATCGTTGTATTGCATCGCTTCGAAGATTCCGGCACAACGCACCCACGAATATCTGTCGCACACTCGCCGAGTCAGTGCGACCGCAAATTCAACGTTGTCCAGGCCAGCGATGGTAAAGGTCGATGAACCCGCGTAGGTCTGAACGGAATCCCATAACATATTCGGCGGCAAATAGGGCGGCGTACCAATCGCCACCTTCACGGGCGTTCCATACGTCCCAACCACGTCCAAAGTATCCTGCATGAATTGGAGCGTACCAACCACATGCCGCGCGTAGTCGGCCGCAGAAACGCCGTTGGCGGTATAAGAGCCGCCGCTTGCTTCACTGCGCAGATCGTTAGCGCCGAATAAGATCGTCACAAATTCCGGCGAAAACGAGAGCAACCCGTAAAGCCCGTTGACAGCGGCGGTGCCCCATGTGTCATCGCCGGTGAATAATCGAGACATGCCGCCGACGGCCCCGGTACCCGCGCTTGCACAGTAAAGCGAACCAGAGCGACACCCGTTCTGGATCGTGATAGACCGCTGTAGCGCGGCCTGAAGCGCGCGGGTGACAACGTAGGGATATACAAAATCGTAAAAGTAAGGCTGACCACCGCCCGTTCCCCAGCTATCGCCCAGCGGAACATAAATCCCCGCCGTAGGACTAAGCTGCTGACCGCTCACCACAATAAAGGCGTCAACGGCTAGACCACTCGCGCCGGCTACGCTTCTTACGGTCGTCTGCGCGCAAGTCAAAACCGCGGTGTGCGAAACGTTATCGGTCAACCCGCTGGCGATAGGAACGAGTACCCGATCATAATACGCGCCGCCGGGATTGGACAACAACGAATCGGTAGCCGCCGTGGGTGAGTTCTGGCAGTGGAAGTCGCCGGTTACGGGATTGCCGTCGATCGTGACTGTAAATGGTCCACGAGTCTGGTAGGTCTCCGTCAAAAGATAGAGCGCCCTGCCGGTGAATACAACGGTCGCCGTATCGCCAACATGTGTTGTTACCTTTACGTTGGTCGAAAGCGGATTAGACCCGGTATTGCTTGAGTTGGCCCAAGTTCCCGTCAAGGTCACGGAGCTATTTGAATTCAGAAGGGATGTAACGGTAAGTGCGCTCATTTCATCCCTTCATCGTGGCAAAGATGTGCAGGTATCCAGCCCCAGGGGAACTACCACTGCCATAGACGGCAACGCGACACAGATCGCCAAAATTGGTATAAATCCCAGGCGAACCCCACGAATAAGTGCCGGTCCCGTTGCCGGCGGGTCCGCCCGTTAAAGCGCCAACACTGAGCGTCTGAAGCGTGATCCAGTCCTGGGATACGGGGCTGAACTTTTGCAGCAGCACGGTAAGACCCGTCATGTTCGCGTAGCTCGCCCCGGGCGTCTGCGCCACCGCATGAAGGATCATTTCGTTGTAATCTGTGGTGGAAAAAAAGTTACCGTTCGATGGTGTCGACGACGAATAGGACAGGATAAACTGTGATGCTGTTCCCGTTAAGGCGCCCCACCACACCCGCGTAACCTTGCAGCGGCGGCGCTGGAAAATCGAGCCGATGATGCCGGCTATGTTGTTTCGTGGCATAATTGCTCAGCAGGAGATTCCCGAATGCTTAAATGGACACGGTTCGCATCGCCGCTTCTAGACGCCGTTTGTATTGGCCTGGTGTTCGCATCGCTGCTTCTAAACGTCGCTGGCATTGCCCTGGCCGTTCGGCACGAAGTGGCGGAGCAGCGGAAAAAGATCGCGCCCGGCAACGCGCTGGCTTACCATCCTTTTTTCCGTGATTGGTCAGACGCCCGGTTTCAGACACTTCGCGCGCCGCGTGGATGTATCGTCTTCGCGGGCGACAGCATCCCAGCCGCCCTGCTCGCCTTCGAGCTGGACCGCGACCACGAGGGTGATGCCGATGCGGCTTGGCACGCCGCATTGCCCGACATTCGCGACCGATGCATCGCCGGAGAGACGGCGGAGGGCTTGCTCGACAGAGAGCAAAACCTGATCGACCTTCACCCACGCCAGCTTTTCCTCTGGTGCGGGATCAACGATCTGACCAAGGACCGTCCGCCTTCGCAGGTCGCCCAGACCTACCGACAAATCATCGACCGATTGAAGTCGGGATCGCCGCAGACGCGCATTGTCGTTGTCGCCCTGTTGCCCTTGGGAAAGCCATCGACGACGGCGATGAATCCCATTATCGGCGAGCTTAATGCTCGGCTGAAAACCATGGCCTCCGGAGAAGGCGTCGGTTTTGTGGATGTCGGCTCGGCGGCCCAAGACGCAACGGGCCAGCTCGATTCTTCCCTCGCGCCTGACGGTATCCATCCGATGGGCCTGGGTTGCGTGAGGCTGGAATCACGCCTCGCGCCGTTACTCGATAAATAACTGCCAACACCCGCGCCGCTCACGCGCCTTAATTCGCCGAGCTGCAATCCGAGTCGAATGTCACGCCCGCACCAAAAGTGATTATCAACGGATCGTAAATGCAGTTCTTGCACTTGATCGTGCTGCCGTTTGTCACCGCCAAGTGGCCCGTGGTTCCCGTGTACGCCCCAAGAACCGGACCGATCATGGAGTTCTGGATCGTCATGCGAAAACTGTTCTGCACGACCGCGACCTGGGCGGCTCCCGACACCTCGCATCGCATCCCGTCAAAGAAGATGCCGTCGTTATTGCGCCCGATGCCGGCGTTGGGCGGCTGAGTCTGCAACAGCACGCCACCGCCGAGCAGCGAGGCGTTGATGTCCCGCGCCTTGATGAAACCCCCCTGCATCAGGTTGATGAACGTCCCGCCCCCGTTCGCGCCCACGTTCAGCACGTTGAAGTCGAAGTTGACAGACTGCTCATTGTCTATCGTGATGCCCGTCTGGTTCGGGCCCAGGAAGAACGAGGTGCGCGTGAATTTATTCTCCGAGGTGTTCTGTGACCCACCGTAGAGAAGCGCCTGGGCGAAGTTCCTGAAATCACAGTCTTCAAATCGGGAGTCGTAGACGCGGCCGCCCGCAGTGCAGGCAAAATACATGCACTGCTCCGTACCCGTGCCGCCCACAAACTGAATGTTCTTGAAGCTGACCAGCGACGCCAGATTGAGATTGTTGAATAACCAATCCGTAGGCCCGACGGCGTATGTCGCCGCGCTGACCGTGATTTGCGTGTTGCCGTAAGCGTCACCGACGAAAGCAAGACCCTGGATTGAATTGCCGACTGGTACTGTTGGGTTAAACGTTCCCGGCTGCGCCGTCAGATAGTTTCCGGGTGGGAAGTAGATCGACGGAACGTAGCTGATTAACGTGGAATTGCTGGCCAGCGGCTTACCGAGCCCCACCGCCGTGGCGATTGCCAGACGGATAGCGGCATCGTCGGGAGTAACGCCGTCGCCACGCGCACCATAATTCTTGACGTTGATGGGCAGAAGAATCGGCGTAGATGCGGGCGGTGGTGTCGTAGGCGCAAATGGCATTATATGGATTCTCCCCGCATCATTTGAAGTTCCAGCTTTCTACGCCCACAGTGGAAATCTCGCTGGGCTTGAGCTGCCAAGCGGTCGAAGACCGCCCACGCGTCCGCCAGATTCCAGGCATCAATCACAAAGCCCACCATCGCAAGACACGGTTCATGCGTGAACGGATGCTTGAACGAAGTCGGAGCAATCCCAATTATCTGTTTGGGCTGGCCATGTTCGTTTAGCCAGCAGTCAATTTTCTTTCCATTGCGGATGTATTCGTGGCGACGGAAAATCGCGCCATCGATGGGCTTCTGTGCGGGCGCGGGTGCCTGCGCAGGTGGCGCTGGCCTTACCGGCTTGGCGGGAAACTCCTGCGTCTGGCCGTGGCGCGCACGGTTAATCAAAAACACGATGGCCACGATGATCAGCAGCCATTCGAGAAACAGTGCGCCGAGGATGGCGATGGTGCGGTACATTATTTTTGGGCCGCACTCAATCGGGGCTTTGGCAGCTCCAGCTTCAACACAATCAAACAGTAAATTGTCTCAGCAAGCCAACTGCGCCAAGTGTCGCAATAGATACTACGAAATGGAACTTTGTGATAACCCTTCATCTTCAACCTCCAAAGAATAATTTCAGTGAAGCCGACGCATTGCTCAGGGCAGATTATTTCCCCTGCGGTATCAGGGTGTGCCATGCCAGCCATCGCTTGACCAGTGGGTAAATGAACAGGTGGACCCATATCGACGCCAGCACCAGCGCGAACAAGTACTGCGTCTTTTCGTTGAGCCAGCGGCACTGACTGGTGATTGATGCGCGACCCGTCCAGACGAGAAAGATGTCCAGCGCCATCAGGACCAGCGTCGTCCCGCCAACGATGGCGCGTACTAGGATTTCGTCTCTCATGCGTGAGTATGCGCTTAAGCGGTGTAGTGTTTTAGGTAGTCCGGACAGCACAGTTGCGTTGCGCTGGCCGGACTTTTTGGAGAATCATCACGCGGGCTGCGCGTCCGTTACCAAGTGCGTCCCAGATACCACGGGGGCGGAAAGCTGCTGTCCGCTCGGCGCAAGAACGTTGTTCGACCAATTTATTTCGTCGCCTACATACGATGGATAGATAATCCCATCGTGATAGCCCGATGCAATCTCGTTGTTCGCAAAGGTCACAGTGCCTTGACCCATGCAATAAAAAATGTACGAACCGCCGCCGGCTAGGTAGTTGTTTTGGATTAGTACCGTACCGACAACATCGGTGGACGCGAATGGGTCAATGAAAAAATCTGTTGTGTCGCCATACTCCACACCGTTAATCGTTGTCTGCCACGGTGTGTCGAAAAGGTTATTCTCAATGATGTCGCCTGTGCCGGACTCCAGGAAGCAATCGTCCACATGAAAATCGGCTGGATCATCGCTGTTGTCCGTCCCTACGGCATCGAAACCAATTTCATACAACCAGTTTCCCTCCACTGTCACATTGCTGGCGTCCAACATGAACACCGAACCGGCGGTGTTAAAGAACTGGCAATTGCTGATCGTGGTGTTGTTCCCACAAACCGTGACGCAGACTTCGCCATCGCCCGTTTCGGTTATGGAGCAATTCTCGATGACCGTCCCCGTTACACCGGGCATTATTTTAATGATCCAGGCAGATCCACCCTTTGTGCCCGGGCCAACCGCGCCACCGTCGATCGTGCAGTCGTCGATGGTGACGTTGTCGTTGAAAACGTTGATCTGCCCAATGATGTCGCCGTCGCCCGGTTGAATCGCCAGGTCTTTGATGACCTGCCCATTGGCCGTTGTATCGAGAATGCCATAGTAGGGCGTCAACGAAGTGCCGCCCTGCGGGCCCGTGTTCGATGCGTTCGGCATATCCGTTGGACCGGCACTCCCAGGATTCCCAACGATGGGCGGTGGCGGGGGGGGCGATGTCGCCAGCGGCGCCACCACGAGGCCGCTCACGCCCGCATTGCCGGCCAGGGCATAATCGCCCAGGTTATTCAAGGTCGAGGTGGTCGCCTGCTCGGTTCGGAACGCGTAATTCGATGCCAGCTCGATTTGCGAACCGCCGGCGGGCGTGACGTACACACCGTATGTCTGGTTCGCCGGGTTCACGTCCATCGTGAATTTGTACACCGTGTCCGCAACGTAATTTACCGTGTTGTCGGCCTGGTAATTCGAGCCGTCGCGCACGTCGATTTGCCCGGTTGGATTGAACCGAACGATCGCGGCCAAGTCCGCGTAGGCGCTAGCCGGCCCATTGGACAAACCAATCACCACATTCTCATCGTTCTGGTAGGGCGTTGCGCTGAACGATGCCTGAAACGGTGCGGACTCAGCGGTGATGGTGGTGTTGTTCCACGCATCCTCTACAAATATTTGTACCGGCAGCTTCCCAGGTGGTGGTGCTACGGGAGTGCTGGCCGAGAGCAGGCGGCGCGGTTCAAGATGTTCAATGAGCGTTCGAAACATATCGCTCCGGTTGGTTTCAGGTATAATTGTTAGTTTCAAACCCAAACAGCGGCCACGCCGCAAGGGGAATAAGTAATGGGACTACACGAATGCCCAATTGAGCCGGACGACTGGAAATACGGTCCGCCCGATGCGGAAGGCATTGAATGCCCCGAATGCGCTGGTATGGGAACAATCACAGGCGACGACGACGCGGAGCGGACCTGTTCACGGTGCGGCGGGTCGGGCGTTGAAGACCCTCCCGATCCAGAGCCGGATATGGACAATTTTCTATAGGGCGTGGTAAGGTGAGCCAAGTATATAATCACCAAAACCATCACGCCGCCACCGCCGGCAGCACCGTAAGCTCCGCAGCGGCCGCCGCGACGATTGCCTGGGCGGTTAGCAGAGCGTTCCAGTTTCCGCGTCGCTGATTAGCCACGATAAATTTGAGCCCGCTCGGCGCATCCACCACGCCGGGAATGCCCAGGCTGGCGAAGTATTTGCCCACGGTCCACGCGGCGTTCACAAATGTAGGATTGGTAATGATTCCGTTTGCCGCAGTAGTCCCCGGCAAAACACATTGCTCGAATACGATCTTCCCCGCCGTTCCCGATGTCACTGAGAAGGATTTGTTGGATGGATCAACAACTATACACTTCAGGAGATTGGCATCCGTGGGCGCCGCGATCGCCACGCCGTCTTGGGTGGCCGTACATTGAAGCCCGATGACCCATGGCGCGGGTTGGGTCGGCGATTGGTTGACACCGTAGATGTTCAAGAAATCGACGCTCGGCGAGCAAACGTCCAAGAATCCCCAGGCCACCCCACCACCCGGCCCGCTGGTCAAGTCGAACGCGCCACCGCCGAAGTCGATCACGACATTCATAACGACCGCTGGGCCGCCAGTCGCGCCGATCAACCCGGTAATCGGGCAGCCCAGGAATACCGCCGTGTCGATTAAGCCGCCCGTGCGCTGCTCGATTCCTTCGGCCGCTGGATCCGCCGAAATCAGGCCGATGGTCCGCGTCATCGGATTCGCGTTCAGGTACGGCGCGTCGATGTACTCGCTGTCCCAGCTTTGAAGATAGATGTTTTGGTTGGTTACGGCTTTTGGAACACCGGGCCATTTCCCGACCGGCGCGGCGTATCCGTTGTGCGCGAATATGCAATCGAGTGTCAGCAAATCCTGGGTATTCGAAACATACAACCCCCATCTCTGACCATAGCAGTTGGCGACCGTGCAGCGGTGCAAAATGATCGTGCTGAGCGGATCATTGCCTATCCCTTCGATGTCAAAACCACCTTGCATGAATTGCACGCGGGCATCTTGGACCAGAATGTGGTTGTTGGCCTGATTACTGACCAGATAAATCCCAGACTCTTGCGCGCTTGTCGCGGCACCAGCGAATAGGGGGTTGGACGGATCGGCCAGCGGATCATAAAAATCCGGGGCATCTATCACCACGTTCTGAACAACGCCGTGCGGATTGCCGATGCTAAGTCGCCCCTCAAAAATCGGCCGTGGGTTCTGGATATCCGGCGTGGCCATCAAGATCACGGGCAGTGCCGGGGACGTTCCGCACATGATGAGTACTTGGCTACCAATCTGCGCCAATGTCACCGTCTGGTTGCGGCGCACTTGCATACATAGGGGCTTGCCAGCAGCAAGGACAGCGGCCCCCGCGGCGTACAGCGCCTTGAGATTCGCATAATCACCCGGTTGCGTACCGAGATAGATAAACGCGTATTTATTGGCCAGCGCGTAGGCGTTGAAGTCAAAGAACAAATCCGCCGTGCGGCATGGCGCAAGGGTCGCCAGCCAAGCGTCGCTGGGGTAGACGACCCCAGGCAGCGCTTGCAAGGGCAGCAGATTGGTTGACATGATTACTGGCGTAGAAGCGCTCATGGTTCTATTGGTCCCCCAGCGTGGACACGACGATCCCGATAAAAAATCCAACGACAAAGAAAACGCCCAACCCGATACAGGTCATTAGGCCGCTGCTCCGCTCATGCCACCGCCCAGCCATCGCGCCCACGATGAAGGCGAACGCGCCGTAGGCGATCCATAGGAACAACGATATAATGTGGGCCATGAAACTTTGCCCCTATTGCTTGGCCGATGCCGATGACGATTCCGTGGCTTGCCCCAAGTGCGGAAGGTCGTTCTGCGCCTACCCGCGCATAAAAATGGCCCGCGTGTGGCACACCGGGCCGATGGATCGTTGCCGTTGACCCGACGCGCGATATTCCTTCCCCAACTATTCCGCGACGGCGCGTTGAAGTGACCGCCCTCATGCCCCAGCGGAAGGGTGCAGATAAATCCGTTGCACCAGCATTCATCGCGACAGATTTTCTTGGCCGTGCGGGGATCGTGCATTGCGGCGTTGGCTTCGTCGGTGGAAAGTAACGGATTGCCCGACACGATTGTGCCATTGTCGTCATGATCGATGTTATTCATTTCGCGCCGCCAATCCGTTTCAACACCAGAAATCCGTCGTGCATACTCGGGCAATCAAGTTCGCCCTGCACCGGCTCGCGCGTTCTGAGCGCATCCGCCGTCAAGCTCACGGTTGCCCAGGGCTTGCGCTTCGAGCGAGTCTATCCAACCCCGCCCTGAGAGCAATCCGCAACCCGTCGAATACGGTTACGCTCATGATTCCCTCAGTGCCTCAGCAGCAACACGATTCAGCACGATGACGATAAGAGGGCTTGCGCTTCGAGCGAGTCTATCCAACCCCGCCCTGAGAGCAATCCGCAACTTTCACGGTATCCCACAGCTTGTCGAGCTGTTGCTGTATCGCGTTGATCTTCTCCCCATGGTCCGCCAGCGTCTTCCATCCGCCGCCAGCGGCGAAGATGACCGATGCCAGCGTCAGCAACGTTCCCCATCCTCCCCAGCGCTCTATGAGTGGCGGGGACTGCCTGCGCTCCACTACCACCTTGCGCTTGACCATCACTTCGCCGGCTGTTCGTCGTCCTGCTCATCGGCAACGTCGCCGGCCGCCTGCTTTTCCGCAGCAGCTTTTTCAGCGGCGGCCTTATCGGCCTGCGCCTGTTTCTCCGCGTCGGCATGTTTATGGGAGTGGCCCTGATGCGGAGCCGGATTTTGCTGGTTGGGGCTGGGGTTGGGGATATTCATTTTTCTCCTTGGTTGGTTTGGTTTTGTTCGCCTGACGCTGGCGCCGGCAACTCGGTCGGAGGTGGCGCCGGGGCAGCAGCAACCGCTGACCTGACGATAGCGGCGGCCGTGGCGTCCGTCGTTTCCTTCGCCCCCTTGGCGCGTTCTGCCGCCTTTGCCTCTGCGGAAGCCAAGCCCGCCGCGAATCCTTGCAGCCTTGCAGCTTCCTCGGCGACTCGCTTATAAGCCTCCATATTGCTGTTGATGGTCAGGTGCAGCGTGTTGTTGGCGGCAGTAAGTTCGGTCGTCGCCTTGCGTTGCTCCTCGGAGCGCCGGGTATCGCGCTCCTCCTTAGCCGCCGCAAGCCTGGTATCTCGCTCATCTTTTTCGGCGGCGCGCCGGGTATTGCGGGAGTCAATCCAAAGCCCCGCAATTCCAATAATCAACGGCGTTAAATAAGGAAGCAGCGACTCCGCCTTAAAGCCATCACCCAACGCAAAGGCGATAACCCCCAGCCCGGCAGTACCGATCAGTCCTGGCCATGTTCTGGGCGGGAAGGCTAACATGTTGGCTCACTGGCGGCCGTCGGCGGTGTCGCCATTACCGCAGCCTATCCGCGCCGGCGCTGGCCACGCCGACCAGTACAGAGACAGCGGCCAAAGACAGGATGAGCCAAGCCGTGAATTGCATCGGGTGTTTCAAAAACCCGAGCGGTGCTGAATCGCTCGGGCGAGACGGTTCCCGCGCGGCGCACAACGTGCATCCTGTCGCGGGAATCGGAGATATCTCGCTCATCTTTTTCGGCGGCGCGCCGGGTATTGCGGGAGTCAATCCAAAGCCCCGCAATTCCAATAATCAACGGCGTTAAATGCGGATGCAAATCTTCTGGGGAAAAATGCGAAAGCTTCCGCCAACCCAGCCGAAGCAGCTCGAATTTTTCTGAGCGCATCCGCCGTCAAGCTCACGGTTGCCCAGGGCTTGCGCTTCGAGCGAGTCTATCCAACCCCGCCCTGAGAGCAATCCGCAACAGAGAACGCCGGCAACCCCTTAGTGGTGCCCCCTAATAAGCTCGACAATGAACAGGGTAGCCAACACCACGGCAACGATGATGGCGATACCGCCGCCAACCTCACCAGTCGTAAGGCCGAACCGTCTACGGATATTTTTCATTGACCGCTCCTTGTTGTTCCAAAAGGCCGGCGATGGAATCGGGCAAAGACCACCGCCGGCATGGGAAGTGTGCCGCGTTACGAAACGGTGATCGGCGCGCTAGAACCGCCCAGCGACGGCGTGGAATTGTCCGCCGCAGTAATCGTCTGCGTCCCAACCGTGTTGAGCGTGACAGTGAACGTGCCCACGCCATTAACCAGTGCGGCTCCTGGGGGCAGCGTTGCGGCGCCATCGGTGCTCCCCAGCGTAACCGTGCCGGTGTAGCCGGTGGCCGTGGCACCAGCCGCGTTCTGCGCGGTGACGGTGACTTGGATGGGCGTGCCGACAGCGGCAGTGGACGGGGCGCTGACGGACAGCGTGGTCGCGGACCCAGCACTCGCCGCAGCAAGCGGAGTCCCGTTGACCGGCGCGATAGGCGGCGTCAGCACCGCGCCCAGCCCATTCACATCGGTGACAGAGTTTGTATCAAGACCCAGAGCTGGCGGAGCATTGCCGGCTTGAGCCGTCGCAAGCTGGGCAGTAAGACTGCCGACTTGCGCGTTTAGTGCTACAATTTGCGCTGCCTGGCTTACGATTTGGCTTGTTGCCGCTACGACAACATCATCTAGCGTTGGCATAATAATCCTTTCCAAAAGTTTGTATATGTATGTGTCTACTCCGCCGCCCTCTTTCAGTTTGGCGAGTTCTAGGCGAAGCGTAACGATGAGTTGTGCAAGTTTTTTCACGGTTCGTCATGTTGCAAAAAAAAGAGCCGCAAGTCAGAATCGAACTGACAACCCGCTGTTTACAAAACAGCAGCTCTACCATTTGAGGCGTGGACCTCTCGGCTTGCCACGCCACCCAGGGAAGGATGGATCAGATCAGGTAATCGGCGGCGCGGGCGCAGCGGCCACCGTCGTTTTTGTTACCGTCGTTACCGTCGTCGCGGGCGTTTCCAGGCCGACATCCGTTGCAATGGTCGTCGCCGCTTCCTTGACATTGCCCTTGTCGATAATCACTAGGGCGATGAACCAAGCAACGAACGCCCCGGTCGCTATGAATATGATTGGTGCAAACAACGCCGAGAGTATCGCGGCCCCCGCAAACGCCAAAAACCCCTTAAGCCCATCCTCCATCAGCGAGCCGCCAAGAGACGGGAACCATCCCTTGAGGATGATGCCAGCGGCAAACGCCAGCGCGAACGCAATGGCGAGCCCGATCAGATACGGCCTGATCTTTTGAATTACATAATTGGACGCGGCGATCGGATGGGCCATGGGGCTAAACTCTGCCTTCGCCGCAAGCAGCGTGGCGTCCGCCTTGGCCTTGGCAATCGCGGCGTCGGCATCCGCCTTGGCTTGCTGCGACTTCAATGCGGCGGCATCCGTGGCCCTCTGTCCATCCACCTTGGCTTGGCTGTAGTCCGCGCTAATCTGCGCCGTGGCCTGTGGGGAAATCACCGGGCCGCACCCGAACAGCGCCCACATCACCCCCAGGCCGGCCAGCACCGCCGCCAGCCTTAGGATGTCCATGGCCTGCCGATGGCGTTTGGCGCGGGTAAGCGTGCCATGGCCGTTGCTGCCGTGCGAGAGAATGCGCGAGCCGGATTGTCCTGTCAGCCTATTCAGATTCATTTTGCTTCCCTACGCGATTGATAGTTTCGGCTCAGGTTTTTCCGGCTCGTAAAGTTGGCGTGGCGCGGCGGCGATTTCAGCATCACGCCGCTCTGCGGCTCGCCTGCAAAGCGCATCAATGTCAATCTGCCGATTTTGCTTTTGCTTCGGCACGTTGCTCTTGCTCATCAATCAGTTCCGCCAACCGATGGTTCAGTGGGCGCAGGTCGCGATCCATACCCTGTACGTCATGCGCGGCCTTAACCATGTCGATCTTGCGGCGGGTAAACTCAATTTCGTTGGACAGAGACTCAGCAGATTGCGGGAGCATTTAATTCGGCCACCCGGCCACCCTATTCATTTTCATCGATCCACCGCCCCGCTTCATGCTCTATCCGCTCCCAACCCGCCTTGGTCGCCCATGCTGTTTGCGTATCCAGATCCCGCTCGATTCCGAATCCCCGGTGCTGAAGCGTAGTTATCAGGCCCAGAATCCCGCGCCGATCAATTTGCAAATCACCCGCCAGTTCCATGATCCCGATCGCGCGTGGCGGTGGTGGGAGCAGCGCCAACAGTTGCATCGCGCTGCGGCGCGTCGGAAGGTCGTAGTCGAAGTTGCTCACGCGCGGCGTTATCGAAAATGCTGTGGGGTCGGGTGAACCGTTCCCAGGACTGGCCGTGACACTTGGGGCATATTCGGGTGGCTGTATCTTCAGGTTCAAACCCGCAGTAGTGGCACTGCAACTGGAAAATGGCGACTCGCTGAGAACCTTCGGCGTGGGGACCGAATGTGGGGAACTGACCGCTCGATGCAAACCTCTCGATGCTGATCGACATCTAAAGCCCCGTCAATGCAAACGCCAACCCAGCCAGAATGTTCGGCGGTGCGAACCGAATCTCAATCGCACCCTTGATCGTCTTTGTCCGCGGATTGCCAAGCTCGTCATGCAGCACCCAGCCGCACCTATCGGTGACATAGACCAGCGCCCAGCCCTGCCGCGCGTCCGCTTCGATACATGGCCCGACGCGCTCGCCGTTGACCCAGATTTCGCAATACTCGCTTTTCGGGGTCACAGCAGCCTTGAAGTACTGGTGGATCGGCAGGTGATTTTTAGCGGTCCGGCAGCCCGAACCGATGATCTGATTCAGGCCATCGATCGCTTGCAACTTCCGCATCTACAAGTTCCCGAGGCTGTCGCCGCCCTGGATATGACGGCCGTGGCTCGGCAACGGCGGTGTCCACACCCCTAAACCGCGCCTGCGCGCCCGGGCCAGCAGATAAAAGACCGCCCGCGCCGTCACCCCCATAAGCTCCCCAATCCGCGCGATGCTGCAATGCTGATCATTGCGCAGCCGCACGGCCTCGTTTTGACGCGCGAATAGAGATGGCACAAAAAAAGGTAGACCTTCTGTACATACTGGCGCGCTAGTGAACATCGGAACGCCGTTTTGAGTCGGAATATCGCCGTAACTACCTTGCATCGCTTGGCCTTATGAGATTTTCTATTTTCTCGCTTTTTTTACGCTCCCGCCTTCGCGCCATGATCGCCGATCCGTGCATGGGCCTGTCCGGCATGAGCGACGCAAAATGCTCCCGCACCTCCCTTGCCAATCGATCCAGCGTCCCCGGCTCGATGTCCTGAAACTCCCAGTAGCACTCTTGGAATAGGGTTGTAACCACACCAGCCGCCTCCCCAGTAACGATCCTGACTCGCTGGGTGTAATAGCTGGGACACTTCGCCAAGCCCCGGCATTGCTGGCAGGAGCACGGAACCTTCAGTGCGTCGATCTGGCGTTTCTGCTGGCGCTGCGCGGCTTCCGCTCGCTTGCGTTCCCCCTTCTGTCGCTTGGCCAACTCACGGTCGAATGCCTTAAGCTCCAGGTCGACGCGCATCCACTCCCGCAGCCAGATTTTCAGGGGCAGGTGCGCCCGCGCGGTGTGGCTGTTGATGGATTCCTGCTGTTCGTGGATCGTTTGAAGTGGTAGGGCCGCAAGGATCGCGTCAGCGGGGGAGATAGTGTCAGAACAAGATAATTGCATCGGCGATGAAGCCGCGAAGCAAGCGCCCATTCGTACCTCCCGATAATGCCCGTGCCCGCGTTTATTCTACGGTGAATCTTCGGAAGACAAGCCCCCCATCCCCATTTCCTGCAACACTTCCACAACCTCGGGATCATCCAGCAAAGCTAGGCGAATCTTGAGTAGCGCCCGCTGCTCCAATTGCCCAATGCGCTGCGGGGACACCTTGAATCGTTTGGCAAGCTGTACGCGAGTACTGCACAGGCGGACGAATCCATTGCCTTGCTTGGCCGGTAGCGTACAGATCGCCGACATGGTGCCTCCGTTCACCCAAACAGTTCATCGCTGGCCTTCACTTCGCCCGTATACCAAACGATACGTCGACCTCGCGGCCAATCGTGTAGGACGCGCAGCGGTTCGCGGGAACCTTGAATATTAGTGTGGTCCCCCAACCATTTGGGACTGACTTACTTGACTCACCCGGCATTTGACTGATTCCATGATGGGTTTCCCAAGTTCTCATTTTCGCCTTTTCTTCGGTCGCTTCGGTTTAAGTTCCGACGGTGGAACCTTGACCAGCTTGCGCATCAGGCGGTCGAACGCCTTGAATCCCTTCGGCTTCTTTGCCATTGCGGCCTCCAATGAACGCAAACGCTCGCGGCAGGGCTTCTACGCTCGGCGACATCTCTTTGTGGTCAATCCGTCCGCTGGGCTTTTCGTCGGCAATCTCGTCGTAACGAAGCTGTCTAGGCGGTCCCGGATCATCGCCCAGGGACGGCCACCAATTGGCGCGAATCGACTGTGCAATGCTCTTTTCAACATCACCGCCGCCTTGCTCGACAAATCTCGCCATATATTCCCGGCAGGCCAAAAGCCCAGCGCGGAACGCCACTTGACTGATCGGATTGTGCGTCAGAACGCCGTTCAGGTCCGGGATCATCCTGTGCAGCTCTGCAAGGTCGTCGGCGTCCCAGTCTTCCATCGCCGATTTGAGGGCTTCAATGTCGAGAATATATTGGAGGACGACCATGCGCCGAATATCGGGCGCGGTCATATCCCATCGCTCCAAAATCGCGTCCGCATCAGCTTTGGGAACTTCTTCGGCTTTCTTCCACATTGGTTACTCCAATCCCATGACTCCACAGCCATTGGGCGGCCGTTTTCACTCTCCGACATACTCCGCTTCGATTTTCTCTCCGCAGGCTTCGCATTGCGTGCCGGCGATGCAATCAAACGTCTCCCCTTCTTGCTCGTATTGATGCCCAACCGTGGAGCGGCATTTGTCCGAGCAGTAGAAGTGACTGGCGATGGCCTCGCCGTTTTCATCAAGATCGTAAAGCACAACAACGAGGTTTTTATAGATGGTCTTGCTCATCGAATTCTCCTATTGAAGTCCCATGAATCCGCACCCGTCTATTTCGCACAATTGACGCCAAGTGACTCGACGGCCCACGACGCGGCTCCCGCCCATGAAGGGGTGCAAGCGGATCGCGATGATGATGAGTCAAGTAAGTCATTGCCAACCATTTCTCGCCGTCACGATCAGCCTGTTGTGTCTGCCGAGGCCGTGGGTTTCTTCGAGCGCGACATCGACGATTTTAACTAAATATTCCGATCTGAATTTCTGTCCCATGGCGCCTCCGTGGTCACATAAACATCTTCGCTTCTTCAACCGAATACGTCGGCTCGCGTCCCGATCCATGCTCTACAAAGCCGTCGTCATATTTGCTCGCCGCGACCACGGGATAATCTTCGTTGTCGTCGTTCCGAATATCATATTCGGTGACGCGACCACGATACTTGTCGCAAAGTCGCCGCGATTCCGCGTCCGCCAACTCCCGGTGTTTGTCGGCGCTACGTTTACTAGAAAACACAGCCACGACCCAACCTGTTGAGTCGCTGTAATTTCCGACATCCGCCATCACGATCCAGACATTTTTGAATACGCCGATCATTTCAGCACGACTCCCTAGAGTTCTTTCAGAGAAAAGCGGTCGCCGTTCTTGTCGATCAGGCCAGACTTGTTCAGCTTAAGAATCGCGTCGTAGACGGTTTGCCTTCGCTTGACTCCAATCAGGATCATCAATTGGCTGTAATTGGCGCTGCCGTGCTTTTGCAGCGCCGTGATGATGCTGGCGCAAGCACCTCCCAATTTGGTTTTCCATTCTTCCCAAGCCGCCGCGACGTGATTACTCACTGGAACGGCTTGCGCTACGTCTGGCGCCGGCGCGACCGACTCCAACTCGTTAAACACTGATTGCAGCGCGCGGTAGAGCGGCTCTAAAACCTTGCGCAGTCGGGCAAGCGGGGCCGTGTCCTCGGCAACGCGCCGTTGCAGATCCGTGTTTTCCTCTCGGAGCGCATCGCGTTCGCGCGTCAGCCGGTCGACGGCGGCGCGCAGCCGTTCCGTTTCTCCGGGCGCGCTGTTGGGCTGACTATCGACGATCTCACCTTCAAGCATTCGCTGTGGCATTGCTCACCCCTCCATCTTTAGGCAACGCGGTCCTGAAAGCGCGGTCCATCACGCGCTCAAGGATTGCCGGGATGCCGACCCTCTCAAGTTGCCGGAACGCCGCCAGCGCCAAGCGGATCGCCGCGAGGTTTTGGCGAATCTCCGTGAAGCGGTCGCATGGGATGCAGTTGTCCAGGACCGGCGCATCGTTGCCCAGGACCCAGGCTTTCGCACGCTTTCGAGCATCGCTCAGGCGAAGATATATCTGTTTATCGCCTCCGGAGCCGAGATCCACGGCGTCGGGATGATGTTTGCGAACGAGCAAGCGATACTGCGCATCTATTTCTTCTAGCGACGGTGCCGGGTTCTCCAACTGCAATTCGGGTTGCCAAGTAAAATCCGCAGCGGGTTTCAGCGAAAACCATACCGCAGCGCCGGGGTCGACGCGCTCTCTGGGTGGGCCATTGTAAGACACGGTGGCGGCGGATACGCCAAGCTTCTTCAGTTCATTCAGCACGGCATCGTGATAAAAGCCCAGCGGCTTTTTCCACACACCGTTGTTCTTACGAACGGCTATCAGCGTCCGCCCCCAGCCTTCCGGCCACTTGAGCGGCGTGAGTTCCCTGTGTTCCATAGAATCAACCTTCCCTTCAGTATTTGTTCGACTTACCTCTCTCACTTGGCGGCATACGTCAGCTTAACCAGCACAACCCTTCCGGCCACGGGGGCCGATCGGTAGCGCAGCGCCGTTTTCCTGCTGTCAAACAGGGCCGGTCCCGCGCCATGTTCGTCGAGCTGAAGGTATGGCTGGTTTTGGGGACGACTTCCTATGCGCACGCCCCATGCAAATTCGGTGTTGCGTTGCGTTTGCTTCTTATGGCTCATCCTTTTTTCCTTCCCTTCCCGCTTATCCAACTCAGCCACCCGGTCTTGGATAGCACGGCTGATCCACAGAGCCTGAGCGATCGCGCACGCCCGGCATGAACGCTCTTCACCGTTTTCGATGTCTTTCTTGCTGACTTCGACGACGAATAGCCGGTGCGTTTTTAGTTTCTGGATGCAACGGTAGCCAGCAGCACGACACGCGGCGCGTGTTTGTGTTCGCGACGTGGACCAGCTTTGACGCCCACAATTTTGTTGTCGGCGCGCATGATGACGAGATATTCATGGAAGGTGGCCCCGTCGCCGTAAGCCTGAGGCTTGCTCCGAACCGAGAACGCTATCCGGCCGGTGTCAGACGTGGCCCGATTTGTTGTAGCCGTTGTGTCCATCATCATCCTCAATCTTAAATGGTCACGCTGCTGTCACTTTTTCCGCCGCGACGGGCGCTTGTTCCAGTTCCCTGAGTTGCTTCGCCTGCGCCTTGGCGATGTCCGCTGGTGGAAGCGGTTTCAGCTTTACGCTTTCCAGCTTCCACGGCTTGAATTCGCCAACGATCGCCCGCGCTAACTCGTGCGCGCTGGCATCGTCCAGGCCAATCTCCCGATACGCCGCCACTGCATGGCCCAGGATCATGCCCAGCGCGGTTCCGATGACTTCCTGTGTAAGCGTCGGCTGGTGGTCGCGCTGTGCCTGTGCGCAGTCACCGAAATGCAGCGTGATTAAATTCTCGTCGTCCAGCGCGGCGAACCGATCATCGTTGCGTTCCCGCGCCTTGTCCCTGATCCAATCCACGATGCGCCGGTGGGTTAGGATATTCTTGCGATCGGCGTGCTTAATCGCGTCATCCTTAAACGCCCCGCAGAGCCCCGGCCAATTGAAAAATAAGTGTTTCTCGTTCTTCGCGCATGTTTTCACCACGGCCAGAGCACGGTCGTACTTGTACTTTTGAACCTCATCGACGACCTCCTCCAGTTGGCCCGTCGTCACCGCCGGCCACAACTTGGCGACCAACGTTCCAACACGCTTTGCTTCGCCGTGGTTCACAATGTCTCCAGAAATTGTGTGTTTTTTTCGACGTTGGCCTGAAGCCCTGTAGTCACTCGCTTGCCAAAGGGTTGCCCATTCCCCCTAGCCCGGTTTTGGCTTCTGCTGAGCCAGGAATTGAGAAATCTTTTCATGCCGCCAGCAGTTTTTCGTTGTTTCGGATTGGCATCGGTCCAGGCATGAGCCATGCGAACCTCGGCCCCCACGTCGATTCCGACAAAAACCTTGGACCATTCTTCAATTTGTGACGGAAACAGCGGCCAGGATTCACGCTCTCCGCTGCGATGGATTGTGGGGAAAAAGAGAACGGCGACCTCCGCTGGCGACGGCGGTACGGCCGCCTCGCCGGAAACAGGCGCAGCCTGTTTATTCGTCTCCGTCTCCGTCTCCGTCTCCGTCTCCGTCTCCGTATTGGACTTGGAAGGTTCCCCATGAACACCGTATAATGGTGGCATAGTCATCCCATCGTTATCACATATCGACGTGGTAACAAATTCCTTGTTACCATCAGAAGTTAGACGGGAAGTGTAGCAAATATCAAAGGTTCCATCTTTCCATGGGAACTTTGATGTAAGGGACTTTCCGCTCCGCTGCCACCGCAATAGTTGGACTAGCGGGCGCTCGGCAAAGGCGTACCGGATCAGCAGGAGATTGGATTCCATCTCCGCGACGGCGCGCTCGAAATCTTCGGTTCGACGACTCGATCCAAGTGGGAAAAGACGAGAGCGGAGAACTTCCAGCCTGCCGTCAAATCGACCTGCATCATCGCACTCGATCAGAAGATTTGCATAGACGCGGTGCGTCCAGTCAGAGAGAGCGCAGACGTGTTCGGAATCAACAAAACCGCGACGCACGATTCGGTTAGGCATAACCTATTTCCTCCTTGTGCCGCGGGCGTGGTGGTTTGTCGAATGGACTAATGCCTAAAGTCCGTTGGCGATACTCCTCCATTTGTTTGAACCAGTCTGGATCGGCGAGATACCACCTGCGTAGCTCTGTGTTTGATAGACGATTGCTCTTTTTATTGTTGCAGAGCCAACACAACGATTGCAGATTCGACGGATGATTTGAGCCACCAAGAGAGATTGGCTTGATGTGGTCAACGTGGATGCCGAAATTACCGCCGCAGATTACGCAGGGCTTTTTATACACTTCTCGCTTAATCGACTCTGGAATATATCTGCTGGGTTTTGCTGGCGCAGCGATCACCAAATCCAATTCGCGACCTATACTGATTCCTGCAACGCCCATTTCTTTGCATTTGGCAAGGAAGTCGCGGAAGTCCAAAGTGGTGAAATTGGCGCGGCGAAGAATGCGCCGCCACGCCTGGATCGACGCGACAGCGTTCCAGTAATGCTTTGCGGAGTCGCCACCGCCAGCATTCCATCGGGTCGAAAGTCCGGCGTTCAGCTCGCCGGATGTTCCAGAAGACCCGTGTCGTGGCATCCAGGCGGAGACGAAATAGGCCTCGGCCCAGTTGAGGTCCCCGCTGGAATATCGATTTAAAAGGCGATCGTGTTCCTCATCCGTAAAAAGCCCCGAGCCTTCTTTCGTGCCGATTTCCGCTTCGACAACCAAACACATTGCCTGGGCGCGCACAAGTTCGTCGGGATGAAAAAGTCGCCGTCGCAGTCGGCGATACAATCGGGGCCCCAATTGCGGATCGGCCATAACGCGGGCCAGGTTGATCACGTGCCGGTGAACGTCGTTGATCATCAGCGTGCGCGCCGTGATGTACGGCAGTTCACACATTCCGCCAGCGAACGGGACGCCAACCCACGAGCAACCGTCAAGTCGTTTGCCGACTTCACTCGCGAGCATGCGATTGCTTCCGAACCAGGGGGCGACAGCACCGATCGCCGGAATGTCGGGGGCGCTGGTGGTCATGGGAGAGCCCCCGCAATCTCATCCACGGATTGGATGCGCTCGGAAGGTGACCCGAACAAAACTCCCTGATCCATCCGACGCGCCGCCTTCTTGCAAAAGTTTTCGTCAATTTCGATCCCGACCGCCGGCAGCCCGGCCATCTTTGCCGCCAGGAGTGTTGTTCCGACACCGCAGAATGGATCAAACACAAGCCCATCGGCGAACCACTTCACGATCCAGGCAACATGTTCGAGCCGACGCGGGCACGGATGAAAAGTCCATTTGCCCTCGAATGCCTTGCGTGATGACGGCATTGTGCGCGGGCGACGATAATCCGATTTGGTACTTATCATTCGGCCTGGGATAATTGATCGACCTGGCCGTGGCTTTGGTGGTTGGCCAAAAGCATACGCAACGTCCCCGGTGTAGAGAATGCGCCCCTTTGGTCTGGCCAATGCGTATTCCAGGCAACAGCACCGAATGAATTTCATCGAAGGTGGCACCGACGCGAGGAATCGCGGATCGCTGTCGCAACCCAAATGAACCACAAGACGGCCGGTGATTTGCGGGATGAACTTGACGGTCTCAGCAAACAGTTCCGCCGGGCGCTCATAGCCCATCAGGCTAGCCACCGAATTGGGCCAGACGGGATCGACAATGCAAACGTCAGCCTCAAGCGATCCGATAAGAGACGGCATCAGCTCGCGGCAATCGCCGTGGTAGATCGTTATCCCGTCGCGCTCGAAATATGGGACCGGGAGCTTCATGTGACCACCGCAGTCTGCGCTACGACATGCGCGAGAAACTGTTTACCGATGAACTCTGTATAAGCAGGCGGGATCGCCTGTGAAATCTCGCCGCCCTTCATCCAGTCGATCCACTCGACGCAATCTCGCTGCGCGCCGATCCCGTAGGTGCGGGCGTCAACATAGGGCGGCGAAGTGAAAACCAGATCAACCGACGCATCAGCCAGGGGCAGCGCGGTAGCGTCGGCCTGCGCGATAATTGGTTGCGGGAACACGAGGATGTCGGGGGCGGCCGGGGTCATGGGAGATTCCCCGCAATCTCATCCACGGATCGGATGTGCTGGGCGATCCAGCGCAGCACCGGAACCGCCATTGAGTTTCCGATCGCTCGATAACGTGGTGAATCCTTGGCGTGCTTGCCGCAATAGATGATGTCCGTCCACCCGTCCGGCAGCCCCTGAAGTCTCTCGCATTCCAGTGGTGTTAATCGGCGCACTCCGCTGGCCACCGCGACATGCGGCTTACTGTCGGCATGCGTGCCGCCTTCACAACTTGTCAGTGCGTCGGCGATTTCCTTTGGCTGGCCGCGACCGTTGCGCGCGATGCGAGTTTGGAAAGCCACTGCAAGACCACCGGATTTCCCGACATCCAATGACGGCGCGATTTCATTTGGATTCATACTCTGGCAGGAGGATGCTCTGCTCTGGAAGGCGATTGCGTGTTGCGCGCCAGCCTGAAGGGTGAACATTGGATCATTCGCGTTGCCGATACCAGCGCCATTGGGACCAGCACCGCGAGAAGTTGTTCCCTTACCTACCTCCAGAATAGGAATGATCGGTGTCCCGCGCCCCGTTCCATCTTCGCTGGCGTCAAAGCCATCGGCACTCAGTGTGTGCGCGATTAGTAAATTTGATTCGGCGTCCTGTTGAGTGGCGCTCTCCGCAGCCTTACCGTTCCAACTCAGGGTTCCAGCGACTAGGGCATCCTGCCCGCGAGAATCGCCGACGCGCGCCGATCCAGGCCCAACCGCGCGAAGCGGCGCGGCGATTAGATTTGTGTCGTCTTCGCGCCGTCGCCCTGCGTATCCGCCATTGCAACCGCCATCAGCGCCGTGCGTAAGGCTTGCGGCAATTCCTTGCCCCGTCTCTCGGCTCGGCGCAGGATGCCCAGACAGGCAAGCGCGGTCAAATAATATTGCGGCGGGATCGGTCCAGTTTCCAAGACTTCCGACAACGAAGACGCGACGGCGCCGCTGCGGAACTCCGAAATATTGAGCGTCCAGGATTCCCCACGCGAGACTATGCCCGCGTTCAAGAAGGGCGAATGTGAATTGGTCAAAATCGTTGGTCTGGTCAACCTCTTCAAAGTCTCTACTGCTGATTTTTGGGCCAACGTCAATGCCATCCACCTCAAGGGTTTTTCTAATTCGCTCAATTTCTCCAACAACGGCAAGCGATCCTTCGGACGGAGCATACGTCGTCTCATCCGTCCAGCTTGATAGGATGCCGGGGACATTCTCCCAGACCAGCTGCTTGGGGCGTATAACGCCAACATGCTCAGAAAATCGGAGTGCCAGGTTGCCACGCGGGTCATCCATTCCACCTCTTTGGCCCGCGACAGAGAAGGATTGGCAGGGGGTCCCGGCGCAAACAAGGTCAACTCGCTCAAGATCGCCTCCCTGCAATTTGGTCATATCGCCGTGGTTGGGGACGTTCGGGAAATGATGCGCCAGAACCGCCGATGCGAACGGATCGATTTCGCTGCACCACGCCGGTTGCCAGCCCAGCCCGCGCCATGCGCACTCGGGCGCGCCGATGCCAGAGCAGAATGTGCCGAACCGCAGTGGTTTCATTCTCCCCCCGATCCGCCGGTGCGGGAGATGGAAGTGGATCGCTCCCGATGCTGTCCATCCGTTTTGCTTTTTGGAATTGAAGTCGGCGCAACACGCGATAGGGCCATCGCTTCAAAGCCCGGGCGATAGTGGCATTTCTTGTGGCATGAATCACAAAGAAATATCACCTCGTCTGGCTTGTTGTAGTCAAGGTGATGGGCGCGCGGCCCGCATGGTTCGCCGCAAAACTGGCAGGTATCGGGGCGAACCATCGCGCCGCGCCGGATGCGACCACTAACAAGCTTATGGGCGCTCCGTCGCTGGCGTTCGGTTGATTCGGGAACCGTAAATCTCTGGGCAAGCTGTTCAAGAGCAATTGCACGGGAACGAGCGCTGATGCATCTAGTCGAGCAGCAGTGTTGATCGTATCGCACAAGCTGACGTTCACTTATCGGGAAGGGCTTTCCGCAGACACGGCATGTTGCGACACGATCCTTGGCACGACTCCCGGTATCGCGCCCGTTCCCCTTCTGCACACCCGCCGCCACACCATGTACGGCGTCCGTCAGGTATTTATTGTCTAATGTGGCGACGCTGAACAAATTGGGCGATTCGTCTGAATCGACCTGCTTTGTCGGATGATTTGCATTGGGCTCGGCAGAATTCGAATCTGCGACCTCGTCCTTATCAGGGACAGTAGCCATAGCGCCAAATGTATCGCATTTCCCGAGCGATGCAAGGGGGGGTTGAAATTCTTCCACACTTGTTGCACACTGCGGCAAATGATTCGGCCCCAAAAGCCCAGGAAGGACTTCCCGCTGTATTGGCATAAGCGCGGCTACTGGATGTGCAAACGCCAGGGCCGGGAAATGCGATACACGGCCGACGCCGAGGAAAGCGAACGGCTCTACAATATCGACGAAGAAAACCGGAAGCGGGGACACGCTGAGCGGGACACCCCCAAGGGCTATTCCCTCGGCGATGCCATCAATCTTTTCTGGACGCGCCTGTGCGGCCGTCACGCCGACGGGAAGCTCAGCGACGTTCAGATTGGCAAATACCGGCTTGAACTCCAGAAGATGTTGCCCAAGGCCATAAGCCCCAAAACGCCTCTCCATGATTTCCGTTGTCGCTGGCCCGGGGATAATCAGCCCGCAGAGCTGTTCAAAACCATTCGGCTTGCTGCGCGGAGGCGAGGACCCTCTGCGGCCAGCCGGCACATTGTAATTGTCCGAGCGCTTTTTAGGTTCGCGGCCAAGCGCAGCATGATGCTGGCCCCCGACTACCTGGACGAGTTCGACCCGCCGCCCAAGCATGAACTGGACAGCCACCGCGAATCGCGCGACAGAGAATATGGCGAGCGAGCCTGGACAATCGCGGAACTGCGTCGCATCATCGCCGAGGCCGGCCGCCTGGGGGAATATCGCCGCGCCAAATCGGGAAGGAAATTGCCGCCGCGCAACCCGCACCTTCACGCCCAGATCCTTTTGGCATTGTTTGGTGCGTTTGGCTCGGATGATCTTTCCGCTATGCCCAAGATTTCGGTTGACCTGAAAACTGGTTTGATCCGCTTCCCAAGAGTTAAGATAAAGGGTCGCCCTAGGGCCTGCTTTATTCCACGCCGCGTCGTCGATGCAATTTACAGCAGCCTTGCTCACCGCCGCGGTGACGGAAATTTGCTCTTTGCGACCATGGCCGGCCAAAAATGTAACGCCGCCAAGGTTCGCTCTGATGAGTTGGGGCCATTGACCGCATCCAGAAATGACACCATCGGCAAGAATTTTTCCCGCATGGTGCGCAGGATCGGGCTGGCCAAGAAACGGACGGGATTCAAAACCCTGCGAGCGATGTGCCGTACGATGATGTTGGGCGCGGACATTGATCCAGACCTGATCGCGGTCATCATGGGGCGCAAGCTCCGGTTCCCCATAGACGAATTCTATCTCAGGGGCGAGATGCGGGAGAAATTGATGAAAGTCGCACGACATATCGAACGCCAACTTTTTTCGAAGTCTAAACGAGTTGGATAACCGCATGGGCTCGGGGGCGCTTCTCTTTACGATATCCTTGTGCTGTAGGCGCTTCAGGAAGACCATTGATGTAGGCTTCCAAATCTGTCTCAAACACCAAATGGGTGGGGCGCTTGCCCCTACCCGATTGGGTAATCGGACGATGCACGGCGCGAAGTCTTCCGCGCTGGATGAGCCGTAGTACGCTCTTTGGGTGACAGCGCAGGACGTTGGCCACTTCGGAAATTGTCAGCAGCTTGCTCATGGTATATATACCTTCCCGCCCATCCTGAATTGGCGGGTGCGGCGGGGGAAGATTGACAGGCTGCGGAACTTCATTAGGCGAAATCCTTCGTTTTGATTTTGGTGATGAGCCGATGGCCCTTCTTGTCAAACAAGATCGGATTCCAGGTTCAGTTTACCAAGCAGGTCTCGCCAGTTTGGCGCGGACGGGCGTTGATCCTCAATTGAATATGCTGGCCAATACGGGTGATGGCAAAGAACATGACCATCCTCGATAAAATATCGCCGCTCCATATTGACGGGCATTCTGCCCGGAAACGCCGTGAACGAACTCTCCAGATTAAGAAACTCGCGTACCGCCCAAGTGCCGTAAGGAAGCCCGATAAAATCGGCAATCTCGCTGAACTCTACAAGTTCATAAATGCACTGATTGATGTTGTCGGCGCTTTCCAAAAAACACGTTCGATTCCAAAAATGCTTTCCGCTTGTTTGGCCGGTTCGCAAAAATGCGGGGTATCCAAATTCATCCGCTGCCGCGCGCAGGCACCGGACAAACTCGTCGAAGCCATCGGGCTTTTTCCCATCCATGAGAGCGATCAGCTCAACGTCGGTTTTGATTATTTCAGTGCGCGGAACCAAGACGCCCGTGGACTGCAATATCGGGAACCAATAGGCCATATCGTTTTTATCTTCCGTGTTCATTTGTGGCTCCTACGGCACCTCTCCCTTAACAACCATTTCGTACAGTTCCCGACGTTTTTCCGTGGGCATCTTCGATTCCTTGCCCTTGTACCCAAGCAGCCCGATCTTCAGCTCAATCGCTTTTTTGAACACATCGAACATCAAGCCGGGTAATAATTTTTCTACTGTATCGTGTAGGAAGATCAGGCGTTTGTCCCAGGGCTGGCTCAGGGCGTCATCTATGTTGACGTGTTCACTGTCAGTTTTGGGCGGCGCGGGAGCGCGGCCAGCGCTTGCAAGTTTCTGTGGCTCGGCGCCGGTGGTAGCAATTGGTGCATCATCCGGCGGCGGTTGCTCGGCGATACGCGCGGGGTCTACGCCTAGGCCGGTGGGGAGCGTGGCGCGACGGGGACGGCGGGGTGCAGGCGATGCCCCTGCTTTATCGGAAGGAAGCTGCGGCGAAGCCAGCAACAGTGCCGATCCCGCGTTGATGAGATTATCCAGACAACCGCTGCAAGCATGATAATTCGCCTTGGCGACTGGGCATGCCTTAATGCGATCGCGCCCGACGTTAAATCCAAAAAGGGGAACGGTGCTGCCGTTGCACTTTTCTCCTTTACATATATCGCACCGATACGTTGTTTCAACAGACATGCTGCGCCTCCTTCGCTTCCACCAGCCGCTTCGGCTTGGCCTGCGCCGGCGGCTCGATGTAATTCGCTACGTCCGCAATCACGATATCACAGAATTTAGCTTCCCAGTTGCCCGCAAGCTCAATCAGTTCCGAGAAATCAGAAACGCCCAGGTTGTGTGTGTCCTTCGGAATCCGCTGCACTTCCCCGGTCACGGGGCTGATGACTTCCTTTACCCAATTGATTTCCAGCTTGAGTATCACCGCAGTTTGTTCCAGCGTGATTGTTACATCGCCGGTTTGCTCGATGAGCCAATCGCGTAATGGCGTGATAATCGCCGCCCACCAGAAACTATTTTGTGCCAGTGTCCGGTGACTCTGGAATTTGGTTATGCGGACGCGCTGACGACCCCGGAGTGCGCCCAGCTTAGACAAAAGCTCTCGCTTTTGGGTAATGTCGGAGAAGTTGACAACACGATCTGTGGCCATGTTCATAACAGCGAACGGGGTTTATCCCGTGCGCCGTTGCTTAAGGCGATGATCAAAATGGGCAGTCTATGTCGGCGCCCGGTCCAATCTCATCGAAAGCCGGTGCGGTGACCGGCTGTTTAGTAAACCTGTCATCAGCGAATCGACGCCAACCCGTCGCGTCCGGCGGTGTGCCGTTGAAATACGCAGTGGCAGACTGTTTGAACTGATAAACCAAAGCATCTTGTGCCAAATTCGGATAGGCCGCCTTGAACTGCGCCCATGCGGCCCGCTTGGCTTCATCCCTGAGCTGTTCGACGGTAATCCCGCCCTGGACTCCTCCCGTTGGTGCCGACTGCGCTGATTCCGGCGCACGCATCCGCACACGAATTGCCAAAATCTGGCTGCCCTGGTAATCCACTTCGGTCGCAAAGAGCGTAATACGCTTACCGATCCACTGTTCGGTGAGCAAACCATATAGATTGACGATGGTGTTCTTGTTGGTCACATTCAGAACGCAGCCCTTTTCAAGTTCGTTAAAATAGGCGACCGCCCGGTTGTCTTTGGCATCATTGCCCTTGCCGACGCTTTCGGCTTTGACGGACTTGATTGTGACGGTTGTATCTCCGCTTAAATCGGATGCCTTGAGCCATCGGCTCGGGTATACATCGTTGATGTTCATTTGGATTATCCTTGTGATGTTGAGTTAAGTCGCTTTGGTATAAAATCTTCACTCACCTTAATCAGTTTCTTTTCTTGTTTTGGCTTGCCCTCTCTCACCTCCTCTGTTTCGTCGGTTGCGAAAAGCTGGTCGAACAATTCCGGCCTGCCCTTTTCCTCCAGGCGGGAGCGGGCGTACCCAGCCTTGATCGGATCTGATGCGAACCATTGCGCGACGGCGGATAGGTCGCCCCCTTCGACTTCCAGCGCCACTTCCAGGGCGCGCTCGACATCATTAATGCTGTACTTTTTGGGGATGCCAAAATAATAACGGATGCCCTCAACAGAGAAGTCGCCGTAATCCCTGATAAAGTTGATGGTTTGCTCGTCTAGGGCCATCTTCAGTTCTTGGGTGAACTCCTTGACCCTAGCGATGGTGTCATACGCCAGGGCGATTTGCTCTTTAGAAAGCTGCGCGTCCCGACCTATAATCTGCATTGTCAGAGATTGCAGATCTGGAACGTGCAGCGAAGTAAGCGATGTTGTAGGCTGCGGAGTTGTGGGGGCGTCTGTGGTCATGGGCTATGCCGCGCCTCCAACTTCCACAAGTTCACGCGCCTCAGACGGGCGGTGGGCGATGCCGGCGGGGGTCGCCGTTATCGATTTTGAGTTTGTGAAAATTCCTGATCTTTTCATGCCTATCGCGATCCGGTCCGGTGCAGTCGGGGTCGCCCAGCCAGACTTTGAGCACCCCGTCGAAGATTCCGATTTCAGCCGATATTCCAAGACACATTTTCGTTTCCCATTCAGTCTGGAGAATTTTTCAAAAAGGGGCCGGGAATACCGAACAAACTCCCGGCCCATCCCGGCGGCGTTATAGCTCGCCTCCGGAGCGGAATCATCCAATGGTACTGATATACTTCACTCACCGCGTCCTCTTCCTAGGGTAAAACAGGCAATGTGTCGGCCCGTTCCCCTTCCCGGCGTACCATCCTCGGTCGCGCACCATCGCACGTCGCCGAGGTTGCGAACGCTCGCACCAATGACGTTAAGAAGCATCAAAACCCATTTGTCCACCGGATAAACCAAAACAACCGTCTTGCCCTTGGCGTGTTCAGCGATGGCCTTCCGCACCCATGCCGTCGGTCCTTTCTTGCATCCCTGGTGGATGATGGATCCGAATGGCGGGTTGACATAATTCGATTGCCCCCATTCGCACAAAAGCCCGTCAAACCCCGGTGGCAGCGGATGAGGGCATGGATCGAAGTCAAAATGAAATTCGGCGTCGAGTTGAGCATAAATCGCTGGTGGCGTTAGCCAATAGTGCTTACCGTCTGCGCGGTTGCCGACGTGGAACTTGTTATCGGCTGGTTTTGTTAAACTTTGGTGCATGGTGAGCCAAGTATGTCAGTACCCATCCAATGACTCCGCCGCACACCTTAAAGTCGTTCACCGGCGGGCAAAAAAAAGCATCGCCAGCATTACTATCGCCACCAGGACCACATCCAAGACCGCGGCGCCAGAATCAGCGTCGCCTTGCTCGGCCCAGGCGATCAGCGACCAATATCGTTCTGGAATTCTCATGGGCGCTCATCGATCCTTGCCGAGCCGGGGGAACTCATCCCTAGTCGCGCTGGTCACGGACGGTTTTTGCCGGCGGCAAATCGCGAGGATGCCCATCGCCAACCCCGATGCGATCCCGACGCCGCCTTTTTTGGTTGGGATCATTTTGTCTCCGCGTTCATCGCGTCAATCCGCTGCTCCCGCCAGTCACAGAATGCATCAACGATGCTCTGGCCGATGCACCGAGCAGCCGTCAGGGGAAAGCCTTCGTCGTTGTCCAGCAGCGCATCGCGCACCATGTCAGCCCGCTCATGGGCGAACTTCTCGGCCAGCACCTCGCGCTGCCCGTCGCTCAGGGATTCCCAGGTGATCGAACCCGCTTCCGCAACGGCCTTCGCGTTCTCGATCCTCGGATTAGTCGCCAACCACTTGATGTAGCCTTCCATGAACTCGCGCATTTGCGCTTTGTCGGTAAGCCGCTCAACAGCGGTAAACGCAACGTTCCTTGACCGGTCAACGGCTACTATTTTCTCGAAAATTGTCATGGGGCACTCCATGGCGAAATCCTTCCCTGGCTTAAATCAGACGTCGCGACTGCCGGCACGTCATTAACGGCAGCCGCACCGCCGCAAAGTGAATCCGCCGCCGCGCCGTTGGGCGCTGGCGACGGAGGGTTGTGGAAGGAGTTGGGCTGTGCGCCTGAAGCCTGGGCAATAACGGCGTCATCGAACTCCACGATGTTTTTCAATGTGTCGTACAATTGCTCCAAGGCGGCAGCTTGGCGCTTAATGGAACCTCTCGGCGAGTTTGTTTCGTATTACGGTCCATTCCGTTCCTGTCGCAACCGAAAGACTTCGCCACAATTCCCGTGTCTCATCCATGACACCTTTATGATGCCCCACTCACGCCGCCGGGGCGCCGGACGCCCGCATATCCGCGTTATCCGTCATAAACCAAACCGATCCGTTGCACGCGCGGCCGCCCTACGCCGGATTCCCTTGGCGGACACATCCGGCAGTCCTGTACGCTCAGGCCGGCTGCGCCGATGCAGGCTTGCTAGAGCAGGCGGCGTCAATGTCGGCGATGGTGACGCCGTAGGCGGTGGCCAGCTTGCGCCTTGTGCCAGGCGAGAACTCGCTGTCCCGGCCAGATTCAAACGCGCCGATCGTGCTGACCGAGAGTCCGGCCCGGACGGCAAAATCCGTCTGTGATTCGGCCAGTCGCTCCCTGATGCTCTTAAATGAATCTCTCATCGGAATAGCATTTTATTATGACTATCGGTAGAGTCAAGGTAAAATCAGAGTAAAAATCACAATAAAATCAGGTTGATGGATCAGCCGACGCCGTTAATGATTGATCCATCCATGGTTACGGAAGAAGAAACAGACGAAAGAACCGTCAAGATTTTTGGCAGAAAATTTGCCAAGGCGCGAAAGAAGGCTGGATATAGCCAAGCGTCGTTTGGTATTGAGGTGGGCTATTCCGCCAGCGGCATCTACAAGGTGGAACGCCAGGAGCGGGCACCCATCTTCACGAATGCGACAAGGCTCTGGGCCAAAGCCCTGAAGATGTCTCAGGACGAATTCTACGCAGCATTCGTCGTTCCCGACACTGAATCATCGGTTGCCCCACCCGCCGCCCCGCTGGGCGGGGGAGATGCGCAGAAGCCCACCGACGCTGGCCGCCACTCCACGCCACTCCCGGCGACTTCCAGCCAGTTCCCGTCACTTCCGGCGACTTCGGCCCTGCCGCCCGATCTGGCCGCACAGGTGCGTTCCTATGCCAAATCCAACGACGTCACCCACGACGCAGCGGTAATCGCTTTGCTATGGGGTGGCATCAGGGAGTGGCAGGAGCCGGGGGTGAAAAAGGCGGCGTCGGGAAAACCAAGGGGCGGTGATGGGAAGCCGCCGAAGAAATAATCTACTTGTATTAGAAGAAACGCGCGGTAGGATTCTTGGCGCAATAAAAATGCCGGACAGGCGACCAGTTGCGGATTGCTCTCAGGGCGGGGTTGGATAGACTCTGCTGCGCAGTTGCACCGCCGACTCGATCAGCAATTGGACGCGGCATTATCCCGTGAATAAAAAAACTCCCGCGCCGCATCTCCCCGCAACACCCGTGGCGTCTGCACCTGCAAAATCGTCCCGAGCGGACGCCCATGCTCGGATGCCAGTTCCCACCAGACGGTCACGGCGCCACAGGTATCGCACGGCGCGGCCCGGCGGATGGCCCATGCCTTCAGATCGTCCAGGTATTGGGCTGGCGAGTCGGTGAAGCTCCCGCACATGATGCTGGTGCCGCAGCCCCCACACTCGATACGGTCGGGCGCCATGGGTGCGGTGGCCGGCTTGTGATTGGGTTGGACGTCCGGATTCCCTTGAATACTGCCGTCGTGAACGTTCCGCTACCTTCCCCTGGGGCAGTCATAAGGCTTCGTAGTCGCCCTTAGCGATCCGTTCCATTGAATTGCAGACTTGATCTATGGGCGTAGCCAAAATCCGTTTGACTGTGACGCGGGCGAGTTTGAATTCGTTGCCTCCCGCAAGTGGGCCGTAATCCCTTTCCATGTCCTGCACGAGAACGAGCACGGCGTCGCACGGTGCGTACCATTCCTCATATCGCTTACGGAAGTGCCGGGCAATTTCAGGATCAAATTTAGTATGACCGCGCTGGACCTTGCGGCTCCACGCCTCGTCCTCGTCTCGAATCTGGCGATAGAGCTTCATGCCAATGCGCAGCAGGTCCTCGGTCCGGTAGCAGTCCATTGCGCCGAGCTTGCCCATATGCCAGGGCGCCGGATGTCCATGAATCGCCGCGATTACATTCGCGATCGCGCCCATCGCCCCGATCTCGGTCCCCGGAGCAGCCACGCTGCCCTCTGGCCGGTCCCGCCAATAGGCAAACTCCTTCATCAGGATCTCCATCGCCGTCATCGCGCACCCCCAGCGGCCGCCCCGGCCACATAAGTTTTCCATCGACACCATCCGGATGGAGTATGAAATCCCCAGTCCCGGACCTTCTTTCCACAAAGCAGAAGCGTCCATGTCGGCGATGCCATCGTTACGCGATGAGCATCCGCCGCTCGATGCAATACGAGTGATCCGGGAGCCTTCCATGAAATGCCCCGCGACGTGTGCTCCCAATAGCCGCCGCACAAAATCAAGGCGACAAACGGCCAAGGATGATCGTGAAAATCCGGATCAGAATCGCCACGATGAAAGTGGTGTAGCTTCAAAGTGAACCATCGACAATCGATGAGCGTGTATCGCGTCATATAGGGCGTCGTTCCGTGGGCATCGAAAAATGTGTGGCCTTTGGGCTTTTTCATGTGTCCCGTCTTTCCTTTGCTCTTTGAAGCTCGGCTATTACGGTGTCGATATCGTCGCCAGTGACGACAACGCCAGCGTCGCCGCGATGCGCCGGTTGTGTAACAACAATCGTGACCTTAGCTCCCGGCTTGAACAATGCCCGGATTGCTTCGGCCCGAATGGCGATCTGATCTTTGAGTTCGAGAAGCCGTTGGGTCATTTCGTCCTCACGCTGATGCCGAAAATCCAGTTTCCGAACTGTCTGCACGTTGTGCAGGTCCGAAGCGCCTCATTGATGTTCGATTCGCCGATTGGTCTCCAAACCATTACCAATCCGGGCTTGCCGTGCAATGCAAACGCCTTCCATTCCGAGCCAAGCAAGGAGTCGCAGGGTGAGTCAAGTATATAATCACCCATTTTATACTCCATCCCCAGGGACATTCCGGTAATCAGATTGGGATTGATATACTTGGCTCATTGAGCACCGTTTTTTGAATAAAAGCGCTGTTCACTTTTTCTTCCGTTTCCACTTGGGTTTGCGAGCCGGAAGCTCAGATTTTGGCACTTGAACGAGTAGCCGAGCGAGCGAATCGAACGCCTTGAATCCCTTTGGTTTTTTCATTCGAGTCCCATGAATCCGGCACCGTCTTGTCCGGTTAAAAGCCTGTAGGTCAACCGCTTTCCGGGAGTCTGTGCCATCAGGGCCGCGAACCGTCCAGCATCATCCGTCTTGCGCTGGTTGAATCGGAAAACCTCTTCGTCCACATACCGCTGTAGGTGCATCGGCGAAAGCTGGATATGCGTACCCTTGATGCAGCGTTTGAATAATGCCCAGAAATTCTCCATACCATTCGTGTGGACATTTTCACGGACGTACTCGATGGCGTGGTTGACCGCTTCATGGGCGTAGCGGCTCGCCAGTGCTTCGTAGCTGGCAGCGGCATCACTGTAGAGATTCGCGCCTTTTTCGACGTTAGAAATTATGACGGGATGGAGATCGGCGGCTTCCGTCGAGTCAACGACCTTGGCGCGGACCTCGCCGCCGCGCTCCAATAGGCCGTGAACGATTCGCTTGCCAACTGCTCCGCGCCCGCGAATCTTCTTTTCTCGGATTTTCTTGTGCATGTTCTCGGCTTTGCCGCCGACGAAAGTTTCGTCCGTCTCAACGGTCCCCGACAGCTTGCGGAATGTTCCCGTCGTCATGGCCTCGCGAATCCGGTGTGTCATAAACCATGCCGTCTTTTGGGTCACACCCATTGCCCGGCCTAATTCGTGACTGCTAATCCCGTTTTTCGCATTGGCGACGGACCAAACCGCCGTGAACCATTTATCGAGGCCAAGCGGAGAGTCCTCAAAAATCGTGCCGACTTTGTACGAAAACTGCTTGCCGCAATCGCGACATTGCAGAATGTGGCGCGTGGCGATTTCGCCGATATTCGCGCCCGAACATTTAGGGCACGCGATTTTCCCGTCTGGCCACTTGATCCGCCGCATGTACTGATTGCAGACCGCCGGATCGGCGAAGTATTGCGCGGCCGCAAGTAGTGAGTTGGGTTCGTCCATTTTCGCTCTCCCGAAGGAGCCGCGCCGGATGCTCTCTCACAGCCTACGAGCACCGAGCTAATCTTGGCCGAAGCCTAGCTGGTTTCCAGCTTGCGCTGCGGCGCGGCAAGGATTCATTATTCCACGGGACGGTACGTCGCGGCTGTTCCGTCCCATCCTAGGCCGTTTTTCTGCATTTCGGCCCATTTTTTCCTTGCGGCCATGGCGGTTTCTGGGTCGGGGGAACGCTCCACGATCGTGGACTCGCAGATCGAAAGATTGTGGGCAAGCATTGCGGTCGAAAATTCATTTAATCGGCCGGAGCCGACGGGCGTCATTCGAAATTGAGGATTTTCGTCGGATATTATTATTTTTGCAGCCGCAGCCGCAGCCTCTAAGGTAGAGTGAGAACTCAGCCATTCGTTGCCTCGCGAAAGTTCATAGTGTGATTTCATTTCGCCGTTCATCTGATTTTCCTTCCGGCTTTCGCCGGTCCTGTCGGCTGGCCAATTCCATCCGACGCCTGTATCCTATCGAGTATCGGCGCATGCGTCAAGTGCCTATTTGCGATTTTTACGATTTTTCTCGTTTTTCTTTGAGCTGCCATTTTGGCGCATGAGCCAAGTATATCCGATGCTGGTCCAGATTACTTATTCCACAACTCTTCGATCCACTTCACGCCCATATTCGCGGCGTAGCTGTTTTCCGGCGTATCGCCAGGGCGAATTCCGATGAACCATTTTTCGGCTGGGCTTGATCCATCGCGCACAATGCCAGCTTTGCGGCAAAATTCTCCAGTGCTCAGCCCGGCCTTTTTTGCGGCGCTTCCAATGAAGCAGCCGCAACTTTCCAGCAGGGTGCCGTATTGTGAACCATCCATTAACCCGAGCCGGAGCGTTTCGCAGACGAACATCGATTCATCGCGACCCATCTTGATTGCTTTTTCTTTTATGTCCGATTCGGCGTCTGATTGGATGGCTTCCACGTCGCTCAGCGTCCAGCCCGCAGCTACCAGGGAGCTCGGCGTCCACCCCGCAGCTTCCACGTCGCTCGGCGTCCACCCCGCAGCTTCCAGGGCGCTCAGCGTCCAGCCCGCAGCTTCCAGGGCGCTCGGCGTC